CCGCAGACAGGCAGCGGCTGACGGCGTAATCAGGGTGTTTGAGGGCAGCGAGGGAGTTTTTCGAGACTTTGTGCCAGTGGAGCGGTTGATTGAGGTTCATAAACGCTTCTTTGACTTGGACGTTTGCGGCGTGTATAACTTAGGAACAGGAAACGTTCAGTCCTTTATGGACGTTGCTACGTCCGTGGCCATTGAAACCAATGCGGAGATTGTCACCGTGCCGATGCCTGAAATCTCTGGTTATCAGCGGTACACGCGGGCAGACATGACAAAAACAAACGCCATGCTCTAGGATGCCACAATGCCGCTCTCAAAGCTCCAGTTCCAGCCCGGCATCAACCGTGAATCAACCTCGTACAGCAATGAGGGTGGCTGGTTCGACGTGGACAAGATGCGCTTTCGCGCTGGCTATCCAGAGAAGATTGGCGGTTGGGTTAAGCTGGGCCTGAAATCATTCTTGGGAACGTGCCGTGCTCTGCATGCGTGGAGAACGATTAACCTAGACAACTATCTGGGTCTTGGCACGAACCTCAAGTACTACATCGAAGAAGGCGAAGGCTACTACGACATCACACCAATCAGGGCGACGACCACTGCCGGGGATGTGACTTTTGCCGCAGTCAATGGGTCTTCTGTTCTTACGGTTTCTGACACGGCACATGGTGCTGTAGCTGGCGACTTCGTCACTTTCACGGGGGCCACCAGCTTAGGTGGGAACATCACAGCCGCAATCCTGAACCAAGAGTATCAGATTGCAACAATCGTCAACGACAACTCGTACACCATTGTTGCTCGTGCCGTGAACACAGTTGCGGATATTACGGTTGATGGGCAGTACACACCCGTGCCTGTGCTTGCCAACGCATCTGATAGCGGAGACGGCGGCGCGGCTGTTGTCGGTGCCTATCAGATCAATACTGGCATCGACACCTCAATTTATGGAAACGGCTGGGGCGCATCGTTTTGGGGCCGTGGCACTTGGGGTTCCGGTGCATCCATTGATGCGTTGACCGATACGCTCCGCATTTGGTCGCACGACAACTTTGGTGAAGACCTAATCATCAACGTCTATAACGGTGGCATCTATTACTGGGATGCTTCTGTAGCAACACCCCTTGCGCAGAGAGCCGTTCCATTGACGGCACTGAGCGGTGCCAGCAACCCGCCCACAGTGGCGGCTAAGATCATTGTCTCTGACGTGGACAGGCACGTTATTGCTTTCGGGTGCAACCCTCTTGGTTCGTCAACGCAAGACCCCCTGCTCATTCGATTCTCCGATCAGGAAAACGCGGCAGACTGGACTCCGACAACGACGAACACGGCTGGTGATTTGCTTGTTGGTTCAGGGTCTCGGATCGTCGCTGCTGTTGAGACACGTCAGCAGATACTTGTGTTCACTGACATCTCAGTTCACGCGATGCAGTACCTCGGCCCTCCGTTCACATTCGGCATCAACATGATGGCAGAAGGCACAACCATCGTTGGGCCAAACGCTGTTGTCGCCGTAGATGACAGTGTGTTCTGGATGGGGCAGACAGAGTTCTATGTCTACAACGGCTCTGTGCAAAAGCTTCCCTGTTCTGTCCGGGATTATGTTTTCTCAAACTTCAACACAGACCAGATCGAGAAGGTGTTCTGCTCGACCAATACATCCTTTGCGGAAATCTGGTGGTTCTATCCTTCTGCCAATAGCGACGTTCTAGACCGCTACGTCGTTTACAATTACGAACAGAACATCTGGTATTACGGATCGATAGCGCGCAGTGCGTGGATCGACCGTGGCGTTGTTGGCTTCCCAATAGCTGCAGGCTTGGATGGTTATCTCTACTATCATGAAAACGGCTTTGATGATGGCAGCACATCGCCATCCTCGGCCATCAATGCCTACATTGAGTCAAGTCAGTTCGACATTGCTGATGGCAACAACTTCAGTTTCGTGAGCCGCCTGATCCCGGACATCACGTTTAGAAACTCTAGTGCGGCATCGCCATCTGTAGTGTTTACGATGAAGGCACGAAACTTCCCCGGAGGTGCCTACCTGCAGGATGACAGCGAGACTGTCACCAAGACCGCATCAGTGCCAGTCGAACAGTTCACCAATCAGGTGTACGTCAGGCTGCGGGGCAGGTCTATGGCGTTGAAGGTTGAGTCTTTGACAAAAGGAATTGGCTGGAGACTAGGCTCTCCGAGGATTGATGTCAGACCTGATGGTAGGCGCTGATGTCAAACAGGCTTGTTCCAGCACCATACTTTCCAATTCCTCCGAGGGAGTACGATCAGAGGTACTTCAACGAGATCATCCGTGCGTTCTCCCTATATCTAGATCAGTCACGCAATCCCGGTGAAGGCAGGAATACCTTTTCTGTTTTTACCAACCTGCAAACTGACGATTTTGGCTTAGAGACTGGGGCTATATTTAACCACGGTGGGTATGTTAAGATCACGCAGGAAAACACACCACACGTTCGTGGGTCGTCTGGCACTGGCCTTGTCGGCTCCGTTACCGTGACAACGACATAGTCAGGTTGACGCCGGAAGAGGAAGAACATTATGGGACTTGGCCGAGACAGAAGTGAAAGAAGTGCGCCCGGAGAGGGTATTCGCGGCGTGGGTCAGGGCATTGCCAGAGACGTAGCCATGGGGTTTTCAGCGGGGTTTGGGAACCGCGACAAGCAGGCCTCAAACCTCTCAAACAGAGGCTATACTGACAAAGACATCCGGGACTACCAAGAGCGCACTGCAGCGACGATGGAACGGAATCGTCAAGAGCAGGCCCAGCGTGATCGTGGTGGCAGGGACAGGAATGAGAGTCTTCCGCCCCGTGTCACGTTGCCAGTTGAGCCGCCAATTACCACGATGCCCATCACACCGGGCCCAGTAACTCCGCCGCCACCGCCTCAGGTTACACCAGAGATGCGCCGTGAGGCTCTGCGTATTTTTGAATCTCAGCGTGGTGCTGGGCAAGTTCCGTATCAGATGATGCCGTATCAGCAGGGTCTTGGTAGCTTGCCAATGCAGCAGAATCCCAATGCAAGCCCTGCATTCCAGTACGCAGCTCAGAACTACTCGCGCCTTGGTGGCTCTCAGCGCCTGATGGATCGCCCCATGGAGATGATGAGCGTGGCTGAGCGCCAGCGAATCAACGAGATGGCGCAAGGTATGCTACCACAGACGCCGCCACAAGTCGGCCCAAATGAAGTTGCGTCGATACTGTCCAGAATGAGCGCGGGCAAGGGCGGCGGGATGGTTCAGCCTCAGACGCCACGACCTATGCCTCGGCCCAGCCAAGTAAACAATAGACCATTGCCCGGTTCTTCTGGCGCAAACCCCAGCATGGGCGGTCTTATGAGCATGCGTAACCGCTTTATGCCGCCTCGATAAGTCACGCAGGTCGGAGTCATTAAATGTCCACAGAAGATTCTGTTAACAAGCGCCTTGACCTGATTGAGCCACGAGTTGGACAATTGGAGCGCGATGTGTCGTCCATAAAAACTGAGGTTCGCATCCAGTTCAAAGAATTGTTCAATAGAACAAAACGGCTGGAAGGCATTCTGGTTGGCACTGCTGGGACAATCATCATCATGCTCATGGGAATACTTTTTAAAATGGGGTGAGGTGGTAGGATGTTTGAGAAGATTGTCTGGTCAGCAGTCGCGGCCTTTGTTGTGGCGATCATCTATTTTTCTGGTGACGGGTTCTATCGTTACCCGTGCCAAGACCCGGTCAACTGGGCTGCGCTTGAATGCACACCACCGATTTGCCTTCGCACTGGCATGTGCGCCACTGACCTGACGGGAGACTCGCAATGAGCAAGAACGACCCTGACTTTATGGAAGCCAAGCTGCGTTACTTCATTGGCGTGGCACTGACCGTGATCCTTGGTGGCACCATCTTTGTCATTCTCTATTCGCTGGTCTTCGTGACCCAGCCGCTCGGCGAGTCAAGCGAGAACGACCGCAAGTTCTTTGAACTTCTAACACCCATTGCCTCGTTCATCGTTGGGGCCTTGGGCGGCGTGATGGCCGCTGGCAACAACCGAAACCGTGGCAACAATGACGAGCCGCCAAGACAGGAGTACACAGAATGATTGGTAAACTTATTGGGATGTTCATGGGGCGCAAGCTCAAAGAGAAGGCTGTTGACGTGGTCTTGGACAAGGTGAACCTGCCTGACCCGGTGGAGAACGCAATCAAGGTTGCGGCCACTGGCAACGTCGGTGACCTGCTCGGCGGCATGGGCAAGGACATGGCGCAGGAAGCTGTGCTTGAACAGATCACCAAGAAGGTGCCGATCAAGAGACCGAAGAAGTGAAGTGGCTTGGCATTCTCTTCCTGTCGGCCAGCCCCGCGCTGGCTGACCAGTATGAGATCACCCGCGTGATCGATGGCGACACGGTTGAGATCGCCGTGGACTTCCTGCCGAAGCCCCTGCCACCCAAGCTGTCGATCCGCGTGATGGGCATTGATACACCCGAGAAGGCACCGCGCGCTCAGTGTGATGCCGAGGCAGCGTTGGCTAAGAAGGCAACCGCCTTTACCAAGCGGGCAGTTTCCGACGCCCTCGAGGTTGAAGTCGTGATCCTCAAGTGGGACAAGTATGGTGGCCGGGTGTTGGGCGAGGTCTACCTAGATCATCAGAGCCTCGCTCAAAGCCTGATCTCTGCAGGTCTTGCCCGTCCGTACAAGGGTGAAGCAAAACAATCTTGGTGTGAATAGGAGCCGTAGATGACCCTGCTAACCGTCGATCAACTGCGCGCCATGATCCCGACCAACAAGGAGGTCGAGGAGTGGTGTGAAGCATTGAATGAAATGCTGCCGAAGTATGGCATCACCACCGACAAGCGCATTGCCAGCTTTGTCAGCCAGTGCGCCCATGAGAGCATGGACTTCCGCGTGTTGGAGGAGAACCTGAACTACAAGGAGTCCACGCTGCTGCGCGTGTTCCCGCGCTACTTTGGCCCCGGCAAAGAGAACGCCGCCGAATATGCGGGCAAGCCTGAGAAGATTGCCAACTATGTGTACATGGATAAGAACCGCTCCAAGGCGGGTGCTTTAGGCAACCAAAAAGATGGGGATGGTTTTTTATTCAGAGGAAAAGGTCTGAAACAAGTTACTGGCCGTGCGAATACGACCGCATTCGGCAAGACCGTTGGCATGACCGCCGAGGAAGCTGCTGAGTATCTCCTGACCAAGAAGGGCGCACTTGAGAGCGCGCTGTGGTTCTGGGGTAGCCGCAACCTGAACGAGGTCGCAGACACGGGCGACGTGACACGTCTCACCAAAATCATCAACGGAGGCGACATTGGCCTCGCGGATCGCAAGGCACGCTATGCCAAGGCCATGGCAGCTATGGGCGGGGCTGTCACTGCGCCCGCTCCTGCCGCCTCTCCAGCGGCCTCCGTTGGAACTCTACGCAAGGGCTCAAAGGGGGATGCTGTCAAGAAGATGCAGGCTGCGCTTGGCATCAAAGCTGATGGAGACTTTGGGCCCGGAACAGAAGCTGCCGTTAAGAAGTGGCAGGCTGCCAATGGGCTAACGGCTGATGGCATCGTTGGCCCAAGGACTATGGAGAAGCTGTTCAGCAAAGCGCCCAAACAACAAAGGTTCAAATGAACTTTTAATGTTGGCACCTTGGTGCTAATATCTGCCAAACGTTGAGGTACGCCATGGTTTTGCCACTCCTTATGTCGCTGGGTCTGCCTGCGCTTGCCGCATCCGGGTCTATCCCTTTCCTTACAACACTGGCCGGAACCGTTGGGACGGCAGGTCTTGCTGGTCTGGGTGCTGGACTTGGATCGTTTATTCAAACGGGAGACCTTGGAGAGGGAATCAAGACTGGCCTAACGTCTTTCCTTGGCGGGAAAGTCCTTGGTGGAATCACCGGAGGATCAGGCGCTGCCAATGCGCCCATGACGGAGACTGCAATCGGTAACCTTCCAACGCCCCGCTTCTTGCAGGCAGCGCCAGCCGCTAGTGGGGCTGCGGCTGGAACGGCTGGCAGGGGCGTTCTTGGAAACCTCTTCTCCTCGCCCGGAATGCAACAGGCAGCGGCTGGGGCATTCGCTCCGGGTGTGTTTCAGGCTGGCATGATTGGGCAGACCATGTCCGACATGAGCATGGCTCAGAGACAAGCCAGCGATGCAGAGCGCAAGAAAAAAGAAAAAGAAGAAGCCGGAAAGCCACCGATGCCGAGGCCTATGCGGGCGACATACAACCCAGACCCTTATGCAAGTGGTGGCGGAGAAGGTCTTTACTTCCAGTATCAGAGACCTCCGGCACCTCCCGGATACACCCCGCAATATCCATACTACTATTCAAGTGGTGGCATCCTTGGTCTGCGCCGCATGCAAGAGGGCGGAGAGGCTGAGGTCGAAGTCGAAGTCGAAGACGAGATGGAAGCCAATGGCATGAACGAAAAGGATGTCATTGTTGAGGCCATTCGCGCCATCAAAGGCGCATCTGATCGACCTGAAATTGTTTTGGGAATGTTCGTTCAGAAATACGGAGAGGATGCGCTGCGTGATCTCGTTGATCGCGTCCAGTCTGGTGAGCTTGATGATACTGTCGAGCGTTTTGCTGAAGGCGAGAAGGGCATTGTTCGCGGCCCCGGAGATGGTTCCGGCGTAGACGACATGGTGCCCGCCACCCTAGAGGGTGAGCAAGATGTTCTTCTCTCTGATGGGGAGTTTGTGTTGAGGAAGAAGACCGCCGATGCTCTGGAGAAAGCTTACGGTGGTGGCTTCCTTGATATTGTAAATCGTTCGGAAGATGATGCTCCAAGGAAACTCGAAGCAATGGTGGGATAAGTGCTGAGAATAAGTTCGGTGCCGCAAGACGCGGTGAGGATGGTATGGAAGGATGTTGACCGGGTACTGAGAAAAAGCGTAGCGACCGTCAAGAACAAGTCTGATGTTATCGACATTTTAGATGGCATGTTTGATGGGACATACGCTCTTTGGGTCGTACTGGATGACGACAACAACATCGTTGCTGCATTCACCACACGACTGATTGTGTATCCGCAGCGAAGGGCACTAGCCTTAGATTGGGTTGGCGGCACCCGCATGAAGGAATGGGCCGATCAGATGATTGACACCATGATGCGCTACGCGGGTGAACTGGGGTGTGAACACCTCGAAGGATATGGTAGAAAAGGCTGGGGTAGGTTCTTGGAGAAGTATGGATTCTATCCAGAATACACAGCCTACCGAATGGAGTTGAGCGATGGGCAAGGGCAGATCACAGGCACCGACAGAGTCAACGGTACGGCAAACGAATCTACCTGAATACGCTGACCCGTACTTCCGTCGCCTGCTTCAGGGTGCTGAAGAGTCAATGATGCCGTTCGACCCTGTTACGGGGGAGAGCACATACGTTCCCTATCAGGGTGAGCGCATTGCTCCGTCCGAAATGTACGGTGACATTCAGGGGTCTCGTGCCATGGTCAGGGGCATTGCTGAGAGCGGCATTGCTGGCATGCCTGAAGCTATGGACGCTGCGCGTCGTGGCATGGGATATCAAGACGAAGCTATCCAAGGTCTGCGTGGCTTGGCCAATTATGATACTGGCCAATTTGATCAATACGGGGGCTTCAAGGCTGGCTCTGGAACATCCATGATGGATGAGTTCCAAGCCTTTAACCCAACGCGGTACGAAGGATTCAGGGAAGCTGAGTTTACGCCTTTTGGGGAATTTGATCAGTATCAGTTCCGTGGGCCTGCGGAGTTTAGCAGCTTTGAGTTCCGCCCTGACTATCAGTTTGAGGGGTTCCAGTATCAAGAACCCGAACGCTTTACGGGTTCTGCCGTAGGGCAGTACATGTCTCCGTACATGCAGTCTGTTGTAGATCAACAGCAGCGTCAGGCTCAGTTGGAGTTTGAGCGGCAGGGTGCTTCCCGCGCAGCTCAAGCCGTTCAAGCCGGGGCATTCGGCGGTTCGCGTCAGGCTGTACAGGAGGCGCTTGCCGAGGAAGCCCTTGGTCGCCAGATGGGTGACATTCAGGCTCGCGGTTCTCAGGCTGCGTTCGAACAAGCGGCGCAACAATTCGGTCTGGATCGCGCCGCCCGCATGGAGACAGAGCGCGCGCAGGCGGGAGAGTTTGCGCGAGTACAGGCAGGTCAGGCGGCTGAACAAGCGCGTGTTGATCAGGCGCGCTTTACAGAGCTGGCTTCTCGTGAGCAGGCACAGGCCGCTGAGTTTGCTCGCTCCGGTGATCAAGCTGCCGCAGAAGCAGCGCGTGTTCAGGCGTCTAAGTACCAAGACTTGGCACGCATTCAGGCTGGCAAGGCATCCGAAATGGGTCGCGTTCAGGGGGCTCAGGCCGCAGAAAACGCTCGCATGGATGCAATCATGCAGCAAGAAATGGCTCGCGTTCAGGGAGCCCGTGCTGCAGAGCAGGCTCGCTTGGATCAAATTTCCATTGGAGAGGGCGCTCGCGTTCAAGGGGCTGAGGCCTCTGAGCTTGGTCGCGTTCAGTCCGCAGGAGAGCAGTCGCGTCAGTTCGGTGCAGGCCAAGGTCTTGCTGCGTATCAGGCGATGGGCAGTGGTGCCGGACAGCTTGCTGGACTTGGCGCTGGCCTTGCTGGCCTTGGAGAACGTCAACGTGCAGCCGACATTCAGGGGGCACAACTTCTTGAAACGGTTGGCCGCGATATTAGGGCGGAAGATCAGGCTCGTCTGGACATGGCGTATGAGGACTTTGTGCGCCAGCGTGACTACCCGATGAGCATGTATGAACGCTTTGGTAATCTTATGCGCGGCATTCCCGTTACGCCGAATGTGGAAGAGCAGCGTTTTGCTTCGTACAATCCTGTCCAGCAGGCGCTGGGCGCTGGGATTTCGGCGCTTGGACTTTATAGAGGGCTGACAGCATGAACATCATCGATCTACAGGAACGTCTGAAGGATTTGCCTGAACAGTCTTTGATGCAGGAAATGCAGATGCCGACTGGCACTGCGCCTCAGTTCCTTGTCTTGAGCGAACTAAAGCGCCGCAAGCGGATGCGCGATGAGTATCAGCGTCAGCAGGCACAGGGCATGCAGACTGTGGCCGAAGAAGCTATCACTGCGGCGGGCATGCCGCAGGAAGGCATCATGGGTATCTCTCAGGCAATGGCCCCGAGAAGTGCAATTGCACAAGATACTGGCGTCAATGACATGATGCAGGCCGAGGCGACCCGTGCGCCACAGCCTCAAGAGATGCCAGTGCAGGGCATGTACGACGGTGGCTACGTTCGGAAGATGCAGGTTGGTGGGTTCCCTGAGGATGACTATCTAGTTTTTCTTGAGCGAATGAATCTTACCGACTCGCCTGCAGCACGCAGAATGTACGCCAGCGAAGCTGGACGTGATGCCACGTCTTCCGGAATCTCCAACGTGAGTGCGGATGTTTCTGCATTCTTGCCCGGCGCTAGTGGGGCTGCAACTATAGACTTTGATGCCTCCGAAATGGGAGTGCCTTCAGGTGGTGAAAGGTCTTTTGGTCAGCGATACATAGGCGATCCGCTGCGTAGCTTGTTTCAGCCTGTTGGCGAGTCAATGCGCGAAACGCTGCAGCCTGTAGGAGAAGACCTCACGCAGGTGCTAAGGGGCAGACCGCAGGAGGACTACGCCTTTGTACCACCTAGAGACCCGCGCCTAGACCCTCAACCGTTGTCGTATGATCAGATCATTGCTCGTGCGCAAAGTGGCGCTATGCCGTCTCTTGATCAACTACAAAGCTCAGTTGAGGCTGGACTTCTGACTAGTCAGCAAGCGGCAGATGTGCAGGCAATGACTGAGGGCACTGGGTACATGCCGAGCGAGCAAGAAATTGCCGCAGCCCAAGCACCGGGAATGAGTCCTGTAATTCCAGATGACCCAAGACTTGTCACTGATCCATATCTTTTGCAAAGTGCGCGCACTCAGCTTGGACAGGGTGTTGGAGACTACCTTGCTGGCGCGTTTGGAGATCGGAGTGTGCAGGAACAGTTAGACCTTAACGCTGCCCGCTCCAGAGCTATTGAGGAAACGGTATCGCAAGGCGTTGACAGCACTGCTGCAGTATCAGAAGCCAGTACTACCGCACCACGCACGCAGGCCGATGGCCTTTCATACGGCCTTGGATCGCTTGATACTGGCACTATCGCTGTGGGCCCTGACGGGATTCCGCTTTCGTTCGGCACTGCAGCAACTGGTGCTGCAACGCAGCCTAGCACAACCACACCTGATATTTCAGGTGGCGGCGGTGGTGGCGGCGGTGGTGCGCTTGGCTCAATTGAGGGGCGGATTGCACGCATGATCGAGGAACGTGAGAAGTCTGCTCAGGCTGACAAGTGGCTGGCTCTTGCCCAGACTGGTCTGGCACTGATGGCTTCTGATCAGCCCACCATTGGTGGCGCTATTGGTGAGGCTGGGCTTGCAGGGATTGGTGCCATGCAACAAGCTCGCAGCGCCTATGACAAGGACATCCTGACGCTTCTTGATGCACAGGCTGGCGTACAGCGTGCTCGTTCTACAGGTGCCCGTGGGTCGCAACCAAAAGCGCGAACCCCGGCAGAACTTAAAGGAGCACTTGACGTTTTCGAGGGGGAGGTTCAGCGACTTGCAAAACCAATCTACGGCCCTGACCCAACTGATCCCGTAGGAATGAAGCAGGCAATTGTCGGATATGACTACAGCTCTGTTCCTTCAGATGTTATGAATAACTACACAAGTCTGAGACAACAATACTTGCAATTGTTCCAGTCTCCTGTGGATGTAACATCATAATAAGCGGGGTGTAGTTGTGGGTATTATCAGCGTACAAAGCCCAACGACAGGCGGAAGCTACTCTGTAAGAATTGCAGGTGATGTTCCTACCGCAGAAGAACAGCAGCGCATTGACGCATATCTCGCGCAGCAAGACGCCACGTTTGCAAGAACTGCTAGTCAATTGTTTCCTAGTGTCGCTCCGGCAGAAGCGCCAGAAGCCCCTGTTGAGGAAGATGACGGCACGGCTATTGGCCGTGGCTTTCAGCGTGGCCTCCAAGGCATCCGATCCCTCACTGGCACCACAATCGAAGAGGCTGGGCGCGCTCTTGGTTTGGAGGGTGTGCAGGAATTTGGCCGCGGCATGGAGACCGCTGCCGAAGAGGAGTTCCGCAAACTCCAAGAAGTCAGGGCGCGAACTGGGCTGTATGATGTAGAGGATTTAAGTAGCGCCCTCACCTACGGCGGTGAGACATTCGGCGAACAGGCTCCGATACTTGCACAGACACTGGCTGGCACTGCCGCTGGTGCTGCCATTGGTTCTGCCGTTCCAATCGTTGGCACGGGGATTGGTGCTGTTGTCGGTGGTGCAATAGCATCTCTGCCCCTTTTGTTTGGCGGGAACGTCCAGCGGCAAGAGGAGCAGGTAGCGGCTGGCGAATTGGATGAGGTCAGCGTCCAACGTGCACTTGCGACAGCCATTCCTCAAGCTGCACTCGAAGGTATCGCTGGTAGAATCCTTGCGTTTACACCGCTGCGTCCCGGCGTAGGCAACGTTTGGGCAAGGGCTGGCAAGGGTGGCGCGGCTGGTGTCGTGGCTGAAGTCCCAACCGAAATTACACAGCAGTTGCTGGAGCGTGCGCAAGCTGGCCTGCCCATCGACAGCGATGATGCTATCAAAGAATACGTCGAAGCTGGCGTGGCCGCTGGTATTCTTGGTGGCCCGATTGGTGCCGCTGGTGGTGTGGTGCAGCGTGATGTTGCGCCCAAGGAACTCGATGATGACTACAAAGAGTTAGCCCTTGAGGGTGATCGCAGGATTAAGTTTGCCGAGGAAACGGAGCGGCAGATTGCAGAAGATCGTGCGAAGGCTCTTGCCTCCGCTGGCATTGACCCTGATGCACCGCTTGGCATTGAGGGGCCGCAGCAACGCCTTGCGCTTCCTGCGCCTGAGACTGTTGATATTGCGCCCGAGACCGCAATCGCTGACGAAGAGTTCGCTAACCTGAGCTTTAACAAGGCTCAGTATGAGCGTGTGCTGCAGCAGGTAAAGGCCGACATTACCAGCGGGAAGAAGATCAACATCCCTGCAATCCAACAGCGCGTAAAGGCTGACATGCCTGATGTTACCGTACCCAAGGTGCGTGACATCATGAAGGAGCTTCAGGCTCGCGACTTTGTCGTGGAAAACCCGGTAGCAAAAAAGAACAAGTACGTCGCCAAGAACGCTCTGGCACCGGAAGTAAACACGCCTGACGTTTCTTACCGCCGACAGATTGATACTGCCGCAGACTTCATCAAAGCGGATCAGTCAAAGCTGGAGCGCCTGCGCTATGACCTGCAGGCGGCAGAAGCATATGGTCGCGATCTAAATGGCAACAAGGTTACGCCGGATCAGGTGAACGCAGAGATCGCCCGCACAGAGCAGGGCATTGCGAAGAGCCAGCAAAGCATTGAGCTTGCAAACCAGCGCCTCAAGACACTGGGCCGCGACACGCACGTCCCCCGCATTGAGAAGGTAGGCCTGCCGCCCAGCATGAAGGCTGTGCCTGTCGCTGAAGCCACACCGGATGCCCTTCGACCGCGCTTTGAGGCACAGCAGAGCGCCATTCGCGGTATGAAGGAGCAGATCACTTCCGTTAACAAACAGGTTAGCAAGCTCAACGAAAACGCCAAGAAGCGCACTTTAAGTTCTATTGAACTTGATCGCATGCAGAAGCTGCAACAGCAGCAAGCTGAGTTGTCTACGCGCCTTGGAGAGGCACAGGCAAACCTGAAAACACCTGAGAAGATTTTTCAGGAAGCAAAGGGTGAGCAATTCCGTGAGCAAGAACGGCAGCGTGAGATTGAGCGTAAGCTTATTGCAGCCCGCGCTCGTGCGGCAGCGGATCAGGTTAAAGCGCAGGAAGATCAGGGTGTGTCTCCGATCTCTTCAGCGTTCAATGCGAAGCAAGCGAATGTTCTCAAATCTCTCCAAACTCGACTGAACAATCTCGGCCTCAAAGATGTAAAGCTTGAGGGCGCACAAAGGATTGAGGGTGCTGAGGGCATGTTTGATCCAGTTACCAAGGTGCTTAGCCTTGGTATGGGCCTGTATGATCCGAAGATGACGGATCAACAGTTGTTCGATGCCACCTCTGAGGTGATGAACCATGAGGTGGTTCATGCGCTGCGGGCTATGGGTTTGTTCAAGCCCAATGAGATGAAGACTCTCGAGCGTTTTGCAGAGAAGACCAAGTACGTCAAACGTACAAAAGACGGTACGCAAAAGCGGAACTACACATACCTTGACCGTGCAAATAAACTGTATCCAGACCTCACTCCGACACAGCAGAAAGAAGAAGCCTTTGCGGAAATGTTTCGCGACTACACGGCTGGCCGTCTGAAGCTTGGTGGTGGGCCGCGTGCTTTCTTCGAGAAGATCAAGAAGTTCTTCAAGGCTCTAATCGGTGCGAACGTTGATCAGGGCTTCACCCGTGTGGAGGATATCTTCCAAGGCATCCGCCGTGGTGAGATTGGTGCCCGTGATCGTGTGGCACCTGCCGCACCCGCTGCGCAACCTGCCGCCGCTGCGCCGATGCAGTCACGCATCCCTGCTACGGAAGAAGACATTCGCCCGCAGCAAGACATCCGCATGCCAATCAATCCAAACCTGCCGAACGATCAAGTGCGGGCACAAATTCAAAGGCTCACAGACCAGAACCGCCCCCTCGTTAAGCGGCTGATCAAGCGCATCGACGAGCGGTTCGGCACCAAGTCTGGCGACAATGTTAAAGACCTGTCCAAGGTCACGCAGAAGGCGCGTCGTCCCTCTATCTTGGCAGCTAAGCCATGGCATGATGTGTCGCACATCCGCGACAGCTACCGCTTCAAGACAGTGGTCGATGACTTCCGTAATGTGCCCGCCATCTTTGACGAGCTTTTGGCTGATGGCGTTGGCCTCGTGAAGATCGATACCAACAAGCTATTCGCGCCGAAGGAGTGGGGCTGGCGCATCATTGCGTTCGATCTGCGCATGCCGAACGGCCAGCTTGTTGAGTGGTATTTGCCGCTCAAAGAACTTGAAGCAGAGAAGAAAGCCAAAGGCCACCTCATCTTTGAGGAGTGGCGGAACAAGACGCAGGAAGAGCTTTCCGCCCAGCGCGATGAATACTTCGCGTCAATCCGGCGCAGCTATGAGGGCTACGATCAAGCCTTCCAAGCAGCACTGGATCGCATGGGCGTCAGCCGTCAGGAAGCGGAAGCCTCTTGGAGAAGCGCAGAGAGTTCGTTGCTCGACGCTGCACGGAACGCCCGGAGATCGTCCGGCGTGGGGATTTCTTCCGCAGCAAGCGCAGAGACTGGCTTGACGGCACCATCCATGGTGCGCACTGCAGTGGAGCCGTCCGCTCCGTATATGATGGCACGCCCAGTGCCGTCCTCGACCAGTGCAAAAGCTTCTGCCATTGTATCTACCTCCGATGATTACATGCCGGACGCACCTGCAGAGGAGCGCCCCTTGTTCTCTAGGTTGCCTCGCTCCTCGATGGTAGCGGGCCTGCGGGACTTTATCAAAAATAATCCCGATGGTTTCACCATTGACTCTACCACATTCGACCCTGCCGCTGGCGGGTTTGTTGTGGCACCCCTAAAGGAAGCCGAAATAATTGTCGGAGAGTCCTTGCCAGAAGAGGTTCTACTAGGTTATATAGAGGATAACAAGGATATTGCAAGGGCAATCAATCGTCCCGTCTACTTGGGGGGATGGTTCGACAGCCAGAGCCAGCAGTACTTCTTGGACAACACACTGATTGTTCCCACTGCGGAAGAGGCGTTGTACATCGCCGAAGCTGCAGACCAGTTGGCAATCTTTGACCTGAATAACTTTGAGGAGATCAGGACAAATGCAGGAATCGAACGACTCAAACAAAGTGGAACTTATCGGGGTGACGCCGCAGTCGGATACCAAAGAAACCTTGCGGAGGTTGGTCGCCGCTTTGCGCAAGCAAGGGATCAACGTCGTGCCCGCATCCAAGAACAGCTTGTTGGAGGACTAGAGCGTCCGCGCCAGTCGCGCCTCGTTGTGCCGCTGACGCCCGAGCAGCGGTCGGCAAGCATCATCGACTACCTCAATCCGAACACTGGCAAGCCGCTCTTCAAGAAGAAGCCCGGAAGTGAAACGCTGGTAAGCTTTGCGAATAAGTTGCTGGAGCTTCGTGGCACCCGCACATACGACATCGTTAACTCTGAAGCGGATCGTCGTGAGATTGCGCAGATCATGGCTGCAGAGGCAGAGGCTGCGCTTCTGTCGAGCCGCGATGCGCTGGGCTGGTATGACAGCACACTGAAGTTGGCGAAGCAAATCCTGTACCCTGTGTACCCAGAGATTTCGCCCACTCGTCCCGACGGCACCCCCAACCGGATGCACGATCCTGCAGCGGAGCATGCCTTCGACTACGCTACGGCAGTCACATCCAACGGCATGGCTGTCGTGGACAACTACCAGTTTGCGTCAGAGCAGTACGATGCGTGGAAGGCGAGCCCCGATGGCAAGTTCCCTGTCGTTGGCAAGGGTGATCAGGGCGGCTCAATGCTGTCTGCGTTTGAGTTCTGGAATGCGCTTGTCGATGTAGGGTACGACTCAAATCAAATCTCTCAGCTACTCACAACGCAGTTGCCACGCTCAGAGGTTAACAACATTCTGAAGGAAGTCTTTGGTGTTCGTCGTCTGGCAGACCTGCCAGTTCAAGCTGACACCAAGGAAGAGGCTGACACCGTTGTGTCGGTGGCATACGTCATTGGCCCGAAGATTGGCAACGGCTTCTACCAAAACCTGCGTGGGAACTTCAACCCTCTGACAATGGATCGCTGGTGGATGCGCTTTGTAAATCGCATCACCGGGAACCCGCTTGTGATCCACACCGAGGAGAGCCTTGGCAATACGTTCAACAAGCTGTGGAACTACGTCAGCAATCCTGATGGCCTGACAAATATGGAGCGCGACATTCTTCGTCGTGCCCAAGAAAACCTGAACATGACCAAGCTGGAAAGAAGTGACATTGCACTTTTGTCTAGCGAGATGGACAAGGTTTGGAACAAGGAGTTCTTCAACAAGGCCTACAACGACAAGCTCCGCGACCTTCAGAACGAAGGCATGGACTTTGAGATTGTGAAAGGTTCTGTGCGCGGCCCGGATGCCGAGCGCGTCAAGCGCCTTGCTCGTGAGGCTCGCCCCGAAAAGCCAGCCATGTCCAAGGCGGCGACCACCCTTGTGAAGAAACTGAAGCCGTCTCTTGAGGAGGCACCTCGCAACGCACCTGATCGCACCGCTATGCGTGATGCAGCAAATCGTGCCCGCGAAATCCTAAGACGTGACCTTGGCGTCGAGCTTACCAATGCCGACTTCCAAGCCCTCATGTGGTACGCAGAGAAGCGCATCTTTGATGCTGGCGGCGTGAAGCGTGGGCGCGGTGAGGACAATGACTATGCGGATGGTGCGATTGCCATCGCCAAAGCGAAGGGAATATCCGATGCAAAAATTGAAGCCGCACTCCCCGAGGCAGAACGAGGCCGAGTCCGTGGTGTCGAATCTCAACTCGCAGGAGATCAAGATGCTGGCGGCAGGGTTGGCGAACTGGTTCGAGAACCAGAAGCGGGAGACTTCTTCGCCCCAAGAAGACTGACGCTCGTCCCTGAGGATGACACTATCGAAGCGAACATGACGCCCAGAGAACGGGCTGAGGTTCGTCAGGCACTGCAGGGCGCAGAGATCGATCAGGAGATGCCGAGGCAGATGTACTCGCGCATGCCCGTGGCTGAGGCATACATGCCCACTCGTGCGCCTGTAGACAACAAGGCTGGCCCGACACCGATCTACGGTTCCATCATGGAGCGTGGCCGCTTGTTGCCCGTTGTTCTGCCGAAGGGTTCGCACCGCGTCTATGAGAGCGGTATCGAGGTTGGCAATGGACTGTTCCATATCCAACAGCGTCAGCACGACAGGGAGCTTGTCGAGAACTCCAAGTACAAGCGCGTAGAGAATGCCATCTATGACCTGATGCGCCGTTGGCAGAATCAAGGCTATGAAGATGGCGAGTCTGTCGTCGGCTACAACAGCCGCGACGGTATTGTGCTTGAATGGCGGAACAACCTTGCCTTCAGTTCTCCTCCCCTCCTTCTCGTTCTTGAGCGTGGCAGTGAGGTGCAAGGCGCTCCACTGCGTGATGCCTACTACGTCAAGACATTCTTCCCCGTCCTGAAGAAGAAGGATCGCGCAGCACCAGAGCGCAAGGCACAACAGCAGCGTCTCTATAGCCGCCTGTATTCCACCACTGCGACACTGGCACCACAGGTCAAAGCCAAGACCCTGAAGCTGGACTATGCGCGTGCGGCAGACTTCCTTGCAAAGGGTCTGCGCGTTGTGGTCACGCCCGACAAAGCGCAAGCCGCAGCCGACACGATCCTTCGCAAGTTCCAAGACAACATGCTGCCCGTTGGCCGCATGATCCAAGAGCTACAGGCCAAAGGCCTGACGATTACCGACGCCATGGATACCTATCTGAAGGAAGAGTTGTATCACGGCGTTGTTGGCAACGAACTGAACCGTCGTGAAGAAGGCATCTACAAGGACGCTCTCAATGCAGTGAAGGCACTGAATGTGAATGCTGGCATGCTCGATGGGCTGCAGCGTGCATCTGATGCTGCGTCTGGCACTGGGGATGGCTTTGTGAAACAGGCGCGCCAGTCGGCTGGCAGCGACAAGCTGGCCTTGGCTGAAGCGTACCTCTACGCCAAGCATGCGAAGGAGCGGAATGCCTACATCCGTACCATCGATCCTAAAAACGACAGTGGCTCAGGCATGCAAGACGCAGAGGCTGACGCTATCCTGCGTTGGTTCTCTAGCTTGGATGCTTCCAATGCTGCGGCAATAGCCAACCTCAACACTGCAGCCCGTGGCATTGTGGCTGACACCAACCGGGTTCGCGTTGACAGCGGGCTGATCCCTGATCAATTCGACCAGATTGTGGATGAGGACGGTCAGGTGATTAACCGCCCAGAGTACGACTTCTTCGTGCCTCTGCGTGGTATCTACGACCCTGAGGCTGCGGAGTCTGACGGCACCACTAGCGCCGCTGGCGGTCAGCTTTTTGGCGGAAGGGGTCGCCCCGATCCTCGTGCCCTTGGCCGCTACAAGTATGCCACTGACGTACTGGCAAACCTGATTAATCAGAACCAACAATCTGTATCTCGTGGCGAGCGCAACAAGGTCGGCCAATCGTTCTTGGAGTTGCTTCGTGCAAACCCATCAATGACAAAGGCATACGCAGAAATTCTGACGAAGACGCCCAAGCGCCGCGCACTGAGGAGCGGGCGTGTGCGTGAGATCACTAACTTCGCTGCGGCACAAGACCCGAACATCTTTGTCGTGAAGGAAGACGGCAAGGATGTGTACGTCGAGCTGTTCAACCCGAACCTTGGCGCTGCGCTCAAGGGTGACAACGGCGTTGGCGCTGGCGCTCTAGGCTACATCGTGCGGTCTATGGGCATGGTGAACCGCTACCTGTCCAACATCAACACGTCCTATAACCCCGAGTTCTTCATCACCAACTTCCTTCGCGACTTGCAAGCTGCAGGCGTAAACATCCAACAGTTCGACGAGCAGGGTCTGACAACTCAGATCGTCAAGGATGTGCGCAAGGCTCTCGCTGGGATCAAGCGTTCCATCCGCAACAAGGACGACTCGTCCGAGTGGTCTCAGATTTACAGAGACTTTGTGAATGCTGGCGGTCAGAACGTCACGAACCAGATGTCTACCGTCGCAGATCAGATGGATAACATCCGCAGTCTGGTCGGGGATATCTCCGACAAGGGTGCCCGTGGCAGGTGGAACCAAGTTAAAAACAGCTTCGTCGGTAAAGGCGCTGGCTCTCTTCTGAGCTTTATCGAAGACTACAACACGGTGGTCGAAAACGGCATCCGCGTTGCGACGTACAAGACGCTGCTCGACCGTGGGTTCACGCGCGAGAGGGCGGCACAGGCGGCTCGCAACGTGACTGTGAACTTCGCCAAGGGTGGCGAGTACAAGTCATTCCTGAATGCGTTCTACCTGTTCTACAACGCGTCTCTGCAGGGTTCGTTTGCCCTTCTGAATGCGGCACTGCGTTCGCGTAAGGTGCAGGGTATCTGGGCTGGCGTGATTGCTGCGGGCTTCCTGCAGGATCAACTGAATGCCTTGCTGTCCGATGAGGACGAAGACGAAGACAAGCAGTATGACAAAATTCCAGACTACATTCTGGAACACAACTTCATCCTGCCCGATCCGTTCGGCTTTACAGATCGCTCTTACATCGCCATCCCCATGCCGTATGGCCTGAACATGGCGCACAACATTGGTCGCGCAACAAGCCGTGCATTGCGCGGTGAGTACGATGCAGGCGAGGCGACGGGCAGCATCGTTGGGAATATCGTTGACACCATCAACCCGCTTGGTGGGTCTGAAAGCTTTGCAAACTTTGTTGCGCCAACCGTGGTCGATCCGTTCATTGACATCATCGAGAACGAAGACTTCGCGGACAAGCCGATCTTCAAGGAAGCATTCCCCGGAGATCGCGGGCCCGACAGTCAAAGGTACTGGGCAACGACAAACCCATCTGCAATCTGGGTGGCGCAGAACATCAACTCTCTCACTGGTGGCACCTCTGCTATCCCCGGCTTCATCGATGCATCTCCAGATGTCCTGAACTTCTGGTTGGAGTTTGCGACAGGTGGTGTCGGTCGCTTCGTGCAGCGCACGGCAGAACTTCCTGTCCGCGTTTACGAAGAGGGTCTGAATGACGAACTCTACCGAGAGGTGCCGTTCGTTCGTAAGATCATTGGCAGCGTATCGACTCGCGAAGACTACGGTCGCTACATCGAAAAGCGCAATGCGATCTTGCTGGCAGGGGATGAAATCAAAGAGGCCATCGACAATCAGGATCGTGAGCGCGCGCTTGCTGCTCGTGAAGAGTTTGCCGAAGAGCTTCGCTATCTTCCCCGCGTTCGTGCAATCGACAACGCGATCCGTCAGGTGAACCAGCAAATGAACAAGCTGCGCGACAACCGCAACATGCCCGATGAGCAAAAGCAGGCTATCATGGATCGTCTCGATGAGCGCAAGCAGGCGCTGATCTTGCGTGGCAATCAAATCCTGATGGACTACTGAGCCAGCTTAGGAAACCAGCGAACGTCAAAGATGTAACTGTCTTTGGCGTTTCCTTGTGTGTCGTCCACGCGCGTCTGGTATTTGTGCAAGTGAACTTTTCCAGATCGCACCATGCGTTCTAGACGGGTCATGTCTGCCCAGTGGGTGCCCTGATAGTCAGGGTACTGCACGTCCAGTATGATGATAATGTTGGGATACAACTGGTAATACCGACGCAGGTCTTTCCTGTTAATGGAGACCGCGTAGGTCGGTGGTATCCCGAACATTCTTTCGGAATAAATCCACGGCGTGGTCAGTGTCTTGAGATCGCATGGCATGTCGATGCGCATGTCGTAGGTGAAGATGTCCTGCTCTTTGGCAGGGTTCATCCTCACCTGTACGTCATTGAACCTGCGCTCTGCGACAAACTTATCTTCAAGCTTGCGACCGCCTTGGCACCATAGGTACTTGTCGTTGAAGTCATCAAACATCATTGACGGCATCACCGCCCTTGCCTTCGATCCACGCCACGATATCGCTGTATCTCCAGCGCGTGAGGCGGGGCCCAAGGTTTATGGCTTTGGGAAATGATGCATCCTCTCTGATGATCTTGCGTAGGGTTTTTGTGTGGATCATCGTCATCTCAGAGAGCTTCTGGATGTCGATCAGTTTTGTTTCTTCCATACTCTGAAGTCCTCTCTTAGCTCTTCAAACTTTCTGCGTGCCTCTGGGTTGTCACGAAACTCTGTTCGCGAAGCTATCCCACAATAATCTCGAACAGCCTTTATGGCCGCAGGTTCCATGTTGCGAGGATCGTAAGACCCCACAAGGCCAACACCAACGAGGTAGGCGGCGAACTCTGCATTGCGGCACAGCAAACCTGCTGATGCAATCAGCCGCTCCACACGCTGCTGTTCTTCTCGCGTCTCTGGCTCATCGTGGTCGTTCAGGCGAACCATAGCGACCATGTATCTAGTGCCCACCCAGTCGGTATGAAGTTCCGGCGGGCAGTCGTTGGGGTGTACATTCAGTCGCAGCACAATGCCGTTTCTGTCTTGCGACATGGACACCTTCACAGCCTCGAACCCAATGGCTGCATCTCTGAGGTTACTCATTGTACTTCTCCCAGTTCTGTTTGGCCCATTCGATTGCGTCGATACCTTCCAAGTCCCACCACGTTTGTTCGTCTCCAAAATGGTGCAGCTTCATATGGCAATCGTGGCACAGAGGCACGGCCCAGTTATCTCCCGTTTTGTAGCCTACACCACGCCGCTCCCCACGTTGCAGATGGTGCGCCTCTGCGCCACGCCTGCAGACCAAGCACGGGGCACCGCGCAAGGTCTTCAGGTAGTTCTCATCCCGAACTTTGTTTTGTTTCGGGATGAGCATTCTTAAAATGGACTCGGTGATGGCCCATTTTTAGTCATATGGAACCTTGTCTTGTTGCGTATCTTCATGAACTTTTTCTCTGCCAACTCGAACCAATCCGGTGCGTAGTTTGCAGACGTAGAACCGCCACGCATGACGCTGTCGAAGAGTTCAATGCGATCTGCTTTGTTCATGACGTTGTACTTCTTCGCGAAGTACGACGCCGTCAGGAACTTATCAAACCACTCCACATCGTCAGTCACAATGAAGTTCAACTCACCGAAACGAAGCGACGTAAAACTGCAAGAATGAAGGGCGACGTACTCCGCGATGTTCTCTGGCGGCTCGAAGCCCAACTCTTTGAGAGACCTAACTGCTTGCTTCGCGTCGTTGCACAGAACCAGATAGTCGTCGTCCGTGTCTGTCGGCGGTGGGTTGCATGTGCGCCTGCTACCGACAGGCACCATGACGTAGTCGCCGTCACTGAGTTGCTCGATGATCGATGTCATGCTTCACCTAAAATGGGATATCATCATTGAGGTCGTTGCTCGGCGGTGCCTGATACCTAGTGACGGCCTGCTGTGTGCGCTCGCGCATGACGCTAACCTTCACCGACAGGAAGGTCTTGCCGCTCTTGGATGTCTTGCGCCATCCCACAAGGTTTACCTTTGGGTGATCGCCTCCGCTCTGCATCTGTTGATACAGATCGCGGACGGTCTCCGCGTCGATCTCCAAGTTGCCAGTGTAGTCGGGTTGCTTGTCGCTCTGCTTGCGGTCATTGGCAAACAGAACGCCGGATGCTGGGAATTGGCTCATGATGCTTCTCCTTGGAAATGAGCTTTGCGTGCTTTGAACGTCGCCAGCACCTGCTCATGCAGGGATGGGGACGCATTCTTTAGTTGGTTGAGAACGCCAACGTTCAACGACCAGACCTTCTTCAGTTCCTCTTCGTCTTTGGTGAAGTGGTTAACGACCTCGCACATAACGTCCGCCACCATATCCCATCCCTTTGTCTTGCGCTCATCGCCCTCGACGCCCTTTACCGATGGCGTCTGAGGCTCAGGCTGCGGTGGAGCGGGTGCTGTGGCTGCGGGTGCCGTCACCATAGCGGCGGCAGACTTGGCCTTCTGCGGTGCCTCTGCGGGGCTCTGCGGTGCATCCTCGCTTTGGGGCAGGTCTTCGCCCGCGTAGATGTAATGCCCAAGGCCGTGGTAGCTGATCGCTTTGGCGAGTGCCCGCTGCATCGCAGTGTTGATGGCGAAGCTGTCTGGCTTCACGACCGCCTTGTTCTTGTAGTCAAGGACGGGGAAAAGTTCAGTCGCACTAATTCCGTCCACCGTCACGGTGACCTGCACATAGGCAAAGCCATTGGCGTCGATGATGTACGGCATGCCGTTAGGCTGGATGTGCTTCTCGAAGGTCGCGTCAGGATAGTTATCCTTCAGCACGCCCCACGCCCACGCCCAAGACAGGTAGGTCAGGCCGTTCTTCTTCTCCGTGTGATCGTTGACGTTTATCTTGGAGAGAGTTTCCCATGCGGATTTTTTAGTCATTGGTTTTCCACCCTTTGAATTGTTCGCAGAACTCAGCGACGGAACAGTAGTTGCCCTCGCATCGTGTCAGTTCGCCTCTGCGGAATTGGATTTCAAACTTGTCCTTTCCGCTCTGCTCTTCGACGTAGGCTTTGGCCTCGTCCATGCTGCCGCACAGCTTGGTCGCTCTCTTGGCACCCACCTTATGCACCGCCCACTGGCTGGGCTTTGCCCACTGCTCTTGCTCATTGCACATCGCCATGCGGTCGTAGAGATCGTACTCCGCCTGCGCCCCCTGATGCAGGGTGATGCGGTCGATGATGTAATCTTCCCGCTCCTTGGCGCTCCACAGCGGCAGATCAACGATCACCACCGGGGACTGAGGGTACTCGCTGTCGAACTCAGCCTTCTTGCGCTGCCAATCCCTCAAGACAGCGCAGATGCGAATGCCGCTGACCTTCTTCTGTCGGTTGGTGCCGTTGTTGGAGTTCTCCACCAGCCAAGCGTAGCAGTTCTGTTGCTTGACCCACTCGTCCTTCCCAAGGATCACCGACCACGCGGATGTAACCTTGTAGTCCGTGATCTGAACGGTGCCGTCGGGAAGAACCTCTTGGTGGTCAAGTGCCCCAGACAAAGTCCAGCCCGCTGCCTCTGCGTAGAGACGCTCTTCCATCATGACGTGGCTGGGATCGTCGGCACTCTCAAGGACGTGATGCACAGCGGTGCCGAACAAAGCCCAGATCATATCTGATGCGTCGGTCTCAAGCTGATCCTTGTGCTTGTCGCGCATCAAGCGCACACGCGGCGAGTCGATGAGCGTGGTGACGCTGATGTCAGCCTTGCCCTTCGTGTACTTGTCGTTCCGCGCAAAGTTGTAAAAGGCGTCGGGCAGGTTGAACCTGTTCGTGATTTTCATTGATGTCTCCGCTTTTTTTTGTACTCTAACCACACATAGAAATTGATGTCAACAGGGGTATATATGGTGTACGAAGAGATAACATTTACTATACTTGGTGAGCCAGCCTCTAAGGCCAACAGCCGAAAGGCCGTGATGTTTGGTAAGCGCCCTGCTTTTATCAAGTCGGACAAGGCGCGGGGGTATGTCAATGTGTTCGCAGCCCAGTGCCCCAAGCTTGCAGTGCCCTTCGAAGAAGATGTTCGCGTGGAGATGTTGATCTACTACGCATCCCGTCGCCCCGATCTGGACGAGAGCCTGATCCTCGACTGCATGCAGGGCCCGATCTACCTCAACGACAGGCAGGTCAAACAGAAGATGATCTACTGGGGTTTGGACAAGGCGAACCCACGCACAGTCATCAGGGTGAGTGCCGTCGAAAAAATTCCATCTCACCTATTACTAAAGCCGGAAGACGTTATGTAGATTATCTATAAGTCGGAAGACGTAGTAGGTATATATATATAACTCTAAGTATAAGGCGAGATCGAACGACCTCGTTGACGGGCACCCCCAGCATCTCTTAGGATGGTTCGGTCAGAGTTGGAGACCGAGCCGTGCAAATCGAACAACAAGTTCGCGGCGAGGCATACAGATTAGGGTTAGGTCAGCACAAGATTAAGTGCCCTAGCTGTAGCCACAGCCGTAAGAATAAAACCGATAGAACGCTCTCGCTCCGCATCGAACAAGACCGCATCCTGTATCAATGCTGGCACTGCCAGCAACAGGGCATTGTTCCGTTGCGTGAGGAGATGCCAGAGCCAAAGGTGATGCCTATGTCCGTCGCGAAGAATGTCGTTAAAGACCCACTGTCAGCCGAAGCCGTCGCATGGCTTAACGCCCGTGGCATATCGAGGGAGACCGCCGAGAAGGCTGGCGTATCTTCGACGCGCCATTGGGTGCAGGCACTTGGCAAGGAGACCGAGTGCATTCAGTTCTCCTACAAGAACAAGGGGCAAGAATACGCATACAAGATCAGGTCAATGGAGGGCAAAGGTTTCTCCTGCAATGGCGCACCGCAGACCTTCTTCAACATCGAGAGCGTGAAGCGCAACGATTGGATGATCATCTGCGAAGGCGAGATGGATGCGCTGGCATTCATGGAAGCCGGGTATGACAGCGTTGTTTCCGTCCCGAACGGCGCAGTGATGAAGGTTGTCGATGGGCAGATCGATCCCAAAGAAGACAACAAATTCAAGTTCTTATGGGAAGCGAAGAAGCAGATCGACAACGCCGCTCGCATTGTCATTGCCACTGATAGCGACGAGCCCGGTCAGGCGATGGCTGAGGAGATGGCCCGCCGCATTGGCAAGGATCGTTGCTGGAAGGTGGAGTTCCCTGCCGGGTGCAAGGATGCCAACGACGTGCTGATGTTGGCTGGCAAGGAAGGTGTCGATGGCATCGTTGTGAATTGCAAGCCGTGGCCTGTCGCTGGTCTTTACGACGCCGAGCATTTCTATGAAGAGCTTGACGACATTTACGACAGGGGCATGGGGCGTGGCGAAAGCACAGGCTATGACAACGTGGATGAGTTCTACAGCGTGGTGACAGGGCAGCTTACAGTGGTCACCGGGCACCCGTCATCCGGCAAGTCAGAGTTCATTGACCAGATCATGGTCAACTTAGCGCAGTCAAAGGATTGGAAGTTCGCCATCTGTTCTTTTGAAAACGAGCCGCGCCTGCATATTGCGAAGTTGATTAGCAAGTACCTACGCAGACCGTTCTTCGATGGGCCGAGTGGTCGAATGACCAAGGATGAATTGGATCGCGGCAAGGAATTTGTTCAGTCGCACTTTTCTTTTTTGTATCAGGCTGACGGCTCTCTCTCCTCAGTGGAGAGCATCATTGAGAGGCTGAAGGTTGCAGTTCTGCGGCACGGTGTGCGCGGCGCGATCATCGACCCCTACAACTACATCCAGAAGGGCCGCGATGTCAGTGAGACGGATTGGGTGTCTGATGTCCTGACCAAGCTGCGCGTCTTTGCTCAGGCACACGGCATCCACCTGTGGTTCGTGGCACACCCGACGAAGATGATGCGCGATCAAAGCGGCAAGGTGCCAGCACCGAAGGGGTACGACATCTCTGGCTCTGCGGCATGGTTTGCCAAGGCAGACATTGGCCTGACTGTTCACAGGCCCGACCCCGCTAACTCCATCAGTTCAGAGATACACATCTGGAAGTGCCGCTTCTCATGGGTCGGCAAGCAGGGGCAGGCTGAGTTGGACTTCGATGTTCCGACCTCGACGTATAAGGGGCACGTCCCCGATCCGTTCTTGGATACAGCTATCGTGGTGCCCAGACCTTTGAGTTACAAAGATGACGACGACTTCCCATTCTAGAACGCTGATCACTGTCAGAACCCACGCAGATGGAGTTGTTCTGTTTGTGTGGGTTGATGGCAAAGAGGTGGCGCAGGTGGTGATGGATGCGCCACACTACCTTAACCACATCCATGAGATATGCAGCGCAGCAAGACTCAATTGTTGACCGCAATAAATTGCGCTGCTACATGTTGTGCCAGACAGCCATTGGCACACAGTGCTTGGTGCGTCTCCGCTCTGACCGTTCGTAGAACACACCTAGTGGGTGGCTTTTTAGCCACCCATTTTTTAATGGTGCGTTGAGTTCGCGGCCTCTGCTTCTGCCCTACTCATCTCATTGAGAATAAGCCCAACTGATGTTGCGATAATTGGCCAGTCTTCTCTAAAAGAGTACACCTCCACCGTTCCGACAAACAGTTTTATGATGTCAGCCGCCCACATTTTTTGGGGGAGTGAGGCTATGATCTTTTCGATTTCGTCTTGGTCGTTCATGGCAAGATCACCTTTCCTGTTTCAATCAAGGCCAAGCAGTGCATCCGTTACCTCCTTCTTTATGCGGCGGCGAAGCAGGCTCTCCGCCTTGGCAAAGTCTTTGTTGAGTGCAGTGATGCGCCTGTTGCCGTTGTCCCAGCACATTACCCATCCTTCGTGCAGAACCGGAACACCGCCCGTGCCTGTCATGGTGATGCAGTTGTAAGCCCGCACATCATCCGCACGAAGGCGATCTAGCTTGCGCTCACTGGCGCGAAGGATCAGGTGGGTCTTGTCTCCATCAGATACGGTAGAAATTCCCCTGTTATAAACGCTCCTGATCCATGTCAGTGGGACATTTATCCTGTAGCTCTTACCAAAGTAGTGAGAGCTTTTCACATCGATGTATTCGTGGACGGACTTCTTGGCATGGATGCTATCCACCTTCATCTTTGGAAAGCAACTGGCAACAAGCGACTTCATCCAGAGTTCGGTGCTTGCTTTGGCTTGCTCAAAAATTCCATCTTGTTTTCTGTTGATCAAGACGGCACGGCAGTTAGCGAGTTCTATATACGCCGCGTGGAGTGCGTTGTAGATGCCAGAATTAAAGGGATCACTCAGTATCCTTGCGAAGTCCGGCACCCCATGTGGTGGGGGAGTGCCATATTTATATTGATTTGGGTCTCTGCAGAAAGTCTTGCGTTGTTCTGGCGTGAAGTGCAGCATCTTGAACGTCTGGTCGAGATAGTATCCTGCCATTTTTGATCGCGCGTAGATGGCGCGTGTGTCCATGTTTTTCATTTCCGATCTCCGATTTGTTCGTTTGAACTTTTGTTATTGTTCTGCACCCGCCAAAAGCGAGCGCCTGATATATTGATTGAGTGATTGCGAGGGGCACGATGGTGGATGATGAGCCGTAGCGCAGTCTGATCTTCGACCAACACAAAGCCTGTGTGCGCCCCTCATGGACTAGGCTATCGCCTCAACCCATTGCTTGCAACCGTTTCTGTTCTTCTAATTTCTTCAAGGCGCGCTCGACCGAAGCCTTGCTGGCCGACAGCTTCACCTTCTTGGGCGGCTGGTATGGCTCAATCTTATCGACCCATACACGTTCCGGTGCGGTAAGCGGCTTGCCGAATGTCATGAGCGGCAGCACAATTCCGAACCGTTCGCATGCAGCCTCGATACTTTTTCTGTGGAAGCCAAAGTGTTTACTTGCCTGCCCTGCATTCCAGCGTTTAGCCAGTGCGCTCTCCATCATATCGCGCGTTATAATCCTGCGGCCATTCATTCTCGGCTCTCCTTTTGATGGTCTCGATTTCAGGCAATCTCTGCCTAGCCATATACTCTATCAGCTCAAAGTCTGATTGCTGAACCCACCAACCCGGCAGCTTGACGTAGCCTGCTTCACGCAGGGCGCGGGCCGCAGGGCTATCGCTGGATGCTCGGCTCATCAGTCGCTGTCCGTTGTGATTTCGTAAGCCACGAGATGCAGAACACCAACGGCGGCGGCGAGGGGCATTCGTCCGCTATACTCATAGATCAGGGCTTTGATGCGGTCGCCCAGTTCCCCGGTCACGTCCTCGGCCCGCTTGCCGTCGCCCTTAAAGATGCGGATGTCACTCATGGGGCACCTCCTTCACATTCGCCCGCAGATACAGCTTCTTGGCCCCTGCCCCGCAGGTCGGGCATTTGGTTTCCCGCACCAGCTTGGACAGCTTCCGCGCATCCATCGGGAACAACGGCCCTGCGGAGAAGCCTGTGGCGCACTCGCCGCAACGGAAGTGCAGGCGCTTGTCTAGGTCAGTCATGGGTGTCTCCTTTGATCTCTGCGAGGGTGGCGCGGCGGTGATGCCACCAATCGTTGTATTTTGGTGTGCCGTGTCGAAAGGGGCATTCCTCAAGGGCCAGCCCCACCGCCTTCGCCAGTTTGGCAGTCAGGGCTTCGATGCGGTCGGCGGATTGGCGGCACCAATCGCAGGCCATCTCTTTGGTCGCATGTAGTGGATAGCCGCACGCGCCACAGCATTTTTCGTCAGTCATCGTCCACCTCCATCATCTGCTTCACCAGTGCTGGCACCTTGCGCCACTTGTACAGGCTTGAGACACCGACGCGGTGCGTCTCAGCCGCATGCTGCACGCCGAAACGCTCGGCATCCTGCAAGGCGGCAAGGCGCAGGCAATCCGTCAGCCCGTAGTCTGGATGCAGCCCGGTCATTTGACGCAACTCCCCTGCACCCACTGCTTGTCGGCGGCGAGGCACTGCTCGTAGCGCACCTGACCGCGCTCCAAGTCAGCGAAAATAATTTGCCCCATGCCGTAGAAAAATAGTCCCGCAACGGCGGTGATGGCCAACGGCACGGCGTTGTCCCAGAAGTCACTCATGGCTCTCTCCTTTGATCTCTGCGAGGGTGGCGCGGGCCTTCTCTGCCAGAAACTTATTGCCAGTGTCCTTGGCGTATCGCTCTACGCGTCGAGTAAAATCCACCAAAACGGCTAACTGGTTTATGCGCTTTGCCGCCTCTCCTTCCCAAGAGTTGTCCGGTTTATCTTTCATCTGCGCCCCCTGTTCCAAGCCAGCCGCGAAATCTTGTTGGCCAAGTCATCCAGTTCCGCTACGCTGATGCCGGGATTGTCGAGCAGGGCGGTGTAGATCGCCCCAGTCAGGCGGCGAGACGGCAGGATTGCCGACCCCTGAATGATTGCGGCCACCGCCTCTGCCTGCACGTCCCGTGTCGGCATCCGCGCCGCTTGTTTCTTCCAGAACATCATCTCTCTCCTCATGATGGTCATTGTTATGCTGCCTTCAGGTAGGTCGTCTCACCCCAAGGCGCTGCTGTTGCGTGGCTCCAACTCGACACCCACAATGTCGGATAGCTGGGTTCCTCTTCAGGATAATCCCAAACTTGCAGGTCACTCAAGTAAACCATGTTGTCCACCTCTAGCTCGTTATCTTCGATGTACTGGAACACGGGCGAGACCATCGTGCCGCCGCGACCGCCGACGTGTATCTCATCGATCACCTCGCCGCGCTCATAGCGCCGCACTGTCCGCACCTTTGTGTCGCAGGTGATGACCGTGACCGACGCTGGCATGATGTCCTCGCTGATCGCGTTCAACTCGCCAAGAAACTGTGTCAGTTCGCCATGCGACACCGACCCGCTGGTGTCTATGCCGATCACCACGTTGCCAGCGCCGATCCTCTGGATTGAAGGCGCGACGATGCCAGCCATGTGATACATCGCACGCTGCGGTCGGCGCATGCTGTAGTCGTCGGGTTGGTCGCCACCAATGAACCGCCGCATGACATCACGCCAATCAACCTGCGCCTTCTTCATTTGCTGGATCATCTGATCGATCTTGAGTGGCAGCTTGCCGACAGCCTTGGCTGCGTTCGCCGCCATCATGACCTTGCTGTCGATGCTGGCTTCCATCTGCTGCTGTTCAGCGTTCGACAGTTCCTTCCCGCTCTTGCCCTTGGCATCGACCACCTCGCCAAAGCCACTGCCCTTTGCCTTCTCGCCTATGTTCTCAGGCAGTCGGTCGTAAGCAGCCTCGGCGCTGAGGTCTTTGTATTGCTCATCCATCAGCGCACCCATTGGCAGGATGAACCCACCCTCGAACAGGATGGGGTTGATGACGTAGTCGCAGGCATAGTTCCAACGCTCAGGATCACGCAGCCCACGCCGCAGCATGTGCTTCATCACGATGTGCATGACCTCATGTGCCAGCACGCCAATGCATTCGTCTGGCGTCATCCGATCCACGAAGTCGGGCGACCACATGATGGACAGCCCGTCCGTACACATTGTCGGGATGGTCGGATCAGGTGAGACCTTCACCGACAGGCACAACGATCCAAAGAACGGGTGCCGCACCACCAACTGGGTGATGGCACGGGACATCTTCATTTGTGCGTCCATGTTTTCCTCCAAAAAGTTCAAGTGAACTAAAAACCCCGTAGATTTTGCTAGCAAATTTCATTCGGGGTTTAGTTTTGTTTACAGGATCAGGTTCTTGCCCACGGTCATGATCCAATCGCGCACAGGATCGACCTGCTTCAGTGACTTGTCGCGCGACAGTGCATCCTTGACCACGAAGGCAGCGAACTCTTGCTGCGGCAGGCGCATCAGGTACTTGATCACGTTGCCTGCGTTCTTGGGGTTCATCTTCACCGACAGCGCAGCGCAGATGGCGTACATCACAGCCGGGTCTTGGCTGATCATGGCCCCCATTGGGTTGGCAATCAGTTCGTCCATGTCCGGCACGATGCTGTACATCTCAATGAACCCTGTGAAGTCAGCCGTTGCACCGCGCCCGACCTGACCCGCCAGTGCCTCGCGTTCGTTCACCGGGCTGAGGCCCCATGACATGATCGATGCCACCCGTTCCCACGAACGTGGCGATGGGCATGCGTTCGCGTCACGGTCGAACTTGTGCAGCCACTCGGGGCGGAAGCGAAGGAAGGCACACACCCGCTCGTCGATCTTCTTGTTGTAGAAGTACTGGATGGTGTCTTCGAGGTCGGCCTCGACCTCAAGGAACATCAGGCGATCCTTGAGGTGGGACGGCATGGTGTTGGTGCCCGCACGATCTGAGGTGCGGTTGCCAGCGGCGACGATCACCCACCCCTCGGGCAGTTGATGCGGGCCGACCCGGCGTTCGTTGACGATCTGCGCCGCGATGTTCTGGTTCGCGGTCGGTGCCTGAGGCAGTTCGTCGAGGAACATAACGCCTTTGCCCTCGGTCGGCATCCAATCAGGGCGCATGCGGATCATGCTCTCGCCGTCCTTTGATGGGACAGGCCAGCCGCCCAGTTCGCCAGCGTCGTACTGTGCCAGCGACAGGATGCTGCACTGCATGTCCATGCTTGCCGCCACATCCTTGACAACAGTTGTCTTGCCTAGGCCAGCGCCACCGATCAGGTAGGGCACAACGTACTGCGCATCGCGTGCGTTCTTCAGGCTAAGGGCGTGGGTGATGGCCTTCTCGACAATGGCCTGTGCTTGGGAAAGTTTCATTGGTCGTTCTCCATTTCTCTGATGATCTTGTTAATTTGTTGGTCGATCCGCTCTTGGTCTTGGCGGATGCTGACGTGGAAGGATTTGTTTTCGAGCATGGCGCGTTGCTCTCGCAGCGCCACAACGCGCGGGTCTTTGTCGGCCAGTGCCTTTTGCTGCGCGAAGCGGCGGGACGTGCGGACGCTGGCATGCGCGTCTTTCATGGCGCGGGACAGGTCTTGCCTGCTGACGTGACCGAAATCTCGACGCGACCACTTGTCTTGCGCGATCCACAGCCAAGCGAGGCGCATCGCTGCGCCTTTTGACGAGAAGTCCATGGTCTGGCTTTGCAGGCGTGTGATCGTTTCAAGCTTCATTACAGGCTCCAATTGTTCAGGCAGATAGGCCCGATCCCAAGTTCGATAGACACCGGGTCGGTCAGTGGCCGACCACAGCATGAGCATTGCCCGGTCAGCTTGCCGTGCTTGACGGCCTCACCTTTCGGGTCACGCGCCACAGCGACAACGTTGTCAGGCACGTCAGAGGCACAGGTCTTGGCAGGCACGAACATGCTGCCCACGATCTTGCCTTGATAGTCCGGGCCGCGCTTGACGTAGACAGCGCCAGCGTTCTTGCCGTTGGTGGGTGCCAGCGAAAAGGACAGGGCCGCAGCGCGGAACACGGGCTTCTTCACCTTGGCGTGCAGGAGCAGGTCTTTGATGCGCGACACATCGACGGCCCGCGTCATGTCCTGCTTCTGCGTTGCTGTCTGCTTGACCTTCAGGATCATGCGCTCGGCTGCGTCCCACTGGCGCTCCGACAGTTCGCCCTTGCGCTGGTACTGCAACAGCAGGCTGTGGGCGAAATCGTTCCACTCGATCATGGGCTTCAGCGCCTCGACGATCTCTTCGTATTCCATCACACGCGCTCCTTATGTGCCTGCAGTTCGCGCAGGATGTTGACAAGGGCCAAGGCGTGCCCGCCGTTCTGGATGGCGTCACGCGCGATCAACTCGATCTGATCGAGCGTCTTCTGCATCTGTTCCATTTCGATCTCCCGTTTAGTTCGTTTGAACTTTTCACCATGTGTCGGGCATCGACAGCATGGCGAACATGACGATCACCATCACGACCTTGAAGGCCAGAAGCTCTGCGATCTCGCGCATCATGCGAACACCCCCTCTTCTTCGCAGGCCTTGAACAGCGCGCCGATCTCCTCGCCGGAGAACCGCTTGCCCTTGCTGTTCATGGGGTAGGTGCGGATCACGCTGCTACCCTGCGTCGTGACGTGCTTGAAGGTCACGGGCTTGCCAGCTTTCTTCATGGCCAGCATGAACACCCCAATGTCGATGTCTTCTTCGAGGAAGACAGTCGGCTTGTAGTTCTTGACGACAGCGTAGCTAAACCGCGACACGTCTTCGAGCGTCACACCGACGCCCAGCATGTCCTGATACGGCACCTCAAGCCAGCCGTGGCCGTCGTCGTGGTGGAACGTGTAGGTCATGGTCATTTCTCCTTTTTCCCCCAGATCAGCACCTTGCCGATCACCTTCGACCGCAGGTCATCGCGGCCCAACAGTTCCTTGATGAAGTATTCTTCAAGGTCTTCGAAGCTTTCGAACTCGCAGCGGGTGTGTTCTTTCCCGTGCGCCTTGATCACAGTTTGTTTGATGAACATGTCACATCCTTTCTGTTCCATTGGATGCTGGCCCTGCAGGGCCAGACACCGATAGATCAGAACTCGCCCAGCCCCTCGGCCACAAAGGCAGAGACCGCAGCGTCCACGGTTTCATTCTCGGCACCCGCGCCAGCCTGTGCCGCCTTGGCAGCATCGCTGTTGCGGTAGGCACGACGCGCCGCCATCAACTCGCGCATCGCGTTCTGGAACTCGTCCAGTTCCTCGTCGCTCAGGCCGTCCTTGAAGACGTTGCCCTGCACGACCTTGCCGTCTTCGTCCTTGGCGCTCGACCACTTGCCGACCACCTGTTCGGCCAGCATCTGGGCCTTGGACTTCTCAGCCTCGCCCTTCACGGCCTTGGCCAGCTTGTTCTCGCTGTCGATGCCGCTGCCGTCCAAGAACTCGCGCACCATCTGGGGGGTCGCGTTGGACATCCCGCCCAGATCGAACAGGCGCACAGCACCCACGCTGTTTTCAATGTAACGCTTGGCGGTTGCCTCCTTCAGGCCCGCCTCTTCAAGCAGGGCGGAGCGCAGTGCCTTGCTGACGGCGCGGGGCAGGTTGCCCTTGACCAGCTTGACCGGGGCGATGCTGGCGATCAACTCGCAGTAGGCACCGATCTTGCGGCTGTTGGCGACTTCGTTGTTCGCCTTGTTGTCGGCCTTGAGGCCAGCGATCTCGGCCTCGGCGGCGTTGATCACATTGATGGTTTCGTCGGCAATAATGAACTTAGACATCTGGGTTCCTCCATCTGGCTGTCTATGTTGTCGAGGTGATCCTCGGGATACCAGCCCCGCAGGGCTGGACACCGGAAGTTCACGCTGCCACGGGCAGGGCGTTGGGGCGCTGGCAGGCGATCTGCTTTGCCATGACGCTGAAGGCGAGGGCTGCATGTTTCGGCAGCGAAGCCCAGCCAAAGCTGCAGCACACCGACACGCCGTCTTGGCTGACCACCACATCGCCGACCGACATCGAACGCAGGCCCTTGCAGTGGTAGATGGGCTGGACACCCGTGTCGAACGGCGCGCCGTTGTCGTAGTCGAACACGGCATCCACGCTGCGGGCCTCAACCGTCAGGCCGTGGTGGTACAGGCCGACCAGCGCAGCGCACATGACGTGCATGGGCATCTCGGGGTTGTCACCCTTTGCGAAGGTGAGGCGACTGTAGGTGATGCTCTCCGGCGAAGCGTTCCATCCCTTGGCGTTGATGGCAGCGGAAACGGCGTCGGACAGGTGCAGTTTGTAGACGTGGTAAAGCATTTCAGGCCTCCTTATGGCTCAGTGCTTGGATCAAAATCGCGCTGTCTGCGGCGTTCAGCAGCAACTCGGCGAAGGGGTGTGTTTTGTGGTAGGCAGCAATGCGCTTGGCATTGGCGGCTGACGGGTCAGCGATGTAGAGGGCAAGCAGTGTGGACATTACCACGCCCCCATCATCTCGCTGCGATGCTCATCCAGCACCTTCACCACCCGCTTGCAGGCAGCGATGGCAGCCTTGGGCGTCTTGGCGCCGCCAATGGCAACGGCGATATCTTCATCACTCCAGCACTCGGCCAGAAAGTCCCAGCCGCCCTTGCCCCAATGGGCGTCGGCGTGGTCGCGAACAGCGCGGATCAGTTCATCCATGTCAGTCTCCTCAGTTCAGGGCGCAGTCGAGCATGATTGCCCGACGCTCAGCCTCGGCCAGCGACACACCAGCCTTGATTGCATAGGCCTCGATCAGGCCAGCGCAGCGATCAGCAGCGCCGGGATAGTTCGCTCGCAGGGTGCGGGCTGCATTCTCAAGGATCATCTTCGCAGTCATGGGATTTCCTCCAGTTGATTGAGCCACCAAAACGGCCCACCAAAGGGCCGTTCGAATTGTTCAATCATAAGCACCTCTGCCGTTCTCTGGGGATCAGGCCAGCGCAACGCTGAGCCATCCGACCCTTCCGATACCAGACCGTGTTTTAAGCGATCACCTGAGCATCAGTGCTGCACCCCGTTTGGTGGGAAGACCCCGCTTTGTGGGCCGACCAGACTGCCGGGCGAAAGCCCCTGTCCAATCCGCGCTAGGCGAGAACCTGATCCTGCTGGCCGTGCGAGGCCTTTATGTCAATTCCGCTGGATCGTGGCGGCGGTGCCGGGGTCAGGGTGGGGGGGCCAAGCGCCGCGCCGTCCCTTCCGACACCAATAGACTTATTCCCCTTTCACTCCCTTGTCAACACCTATGTTCCCTTGTTTACCCTTACATGCAGCATGGCAGAAAGCCCAATCATCACAGGGGTTTGGGATGGCAAAAAAGCCGGGAACGTGTAGGATGTTGAAAGTTCGTTGGAACTTTTTCTGGCATCACGCTGGGGCCAGATCAGCCAAAACGAATCACCCCAAACATTCAGGGGGGTGAATGTATCAAACCCCGAAAGCCCAGCGCAGCGCAGGACAGATCGATGACAGATAAACCCAAGCTCACAGTGGTAGGCGGATCAGGTGACACCACAGGCACCAACACAGATGCCAAGACCCCAAGGGGAAGGGCATACAAAGGCCAGCCAAAGACAAGTGGCCCAAAGACGCCAGTGAACAGCGAAGGCCTCACAGCCAAGCAGGAGGCGTTCTGTCACGCTATCCTCGGCGGCAAGGGATGGAGTGACGCATACCGCGAGGCATACGATGCTGAGAACATGAGCGCCGCAAGCGTCCATCGCGAGGCATATGCACTGGCAACCAGCCCCAAGATTGCATCAAGGCTGGAGCGTGCAGAGAAGGAAAGACAGGCGGAACAGCGCATGCAGCGGCTCTCTCGAGCAGAGCGTGTCATTGAAAAGCTTGAAGGTATCGGTGTTCGGGGCGATGCTGCAGACGGCACACAGGTGCGGGCACTGGAACTGTTGGGCAAGACGCTGGGCCTGTTCGTTGACCGGGTCGAGACAGAGGATAAGACGCCGCGTGATGCAGACAGCATCCGTGCAGAACTGGAGCAGCGGATCAACAGGCTGATGGGTTAGTTCAATTGCACTTCTGGCAGGGGGGGGTCTTGGCGGGGGGGGTGTCCTTTATTCCCGCAGCCTTCAAACGCGGGCCGTACAGTGGCGGTGTGTGCTGTCGGGTAGGGTGACCGCCGACACCATAGACTTGGGCCTCTAGCGGGCAGCACAGCGCGTCTGCGGTGCATCTGCTTGCCATGTGCTGCACATCCAGCCATCCACACGGTGCAGCGGCGTCAGGACGGTCGGCCCACGACGGAAACGGCCATGGTGCGACCCCCACCTACCCCCATCCCCCCTGACTGCGGGCTGGCCGACAGCCGAGACATACATGATATTCCGCTCAAACAATTAGCAAACCGCTAGAAAACCCTTCTTCTTCCGCTCAAGCAATTAGCAAATTCTCACAAAACCCCCTACCCCCCCTCTTTTTTTCCACTACTCAACCGGAGATAGGTAAAAACCCGGAAAAACACCAGACATGCCTAGGAATCCTACACCCCCCGGTAGTATTTCTGGCTAAGATTCAGAACTGTTCCGCTATTTCTTTGAACTTTTCACACAAAGCGTGTCGTCTGGGATTACCCGCCAACGCAACTGCGAATGTGTAACGGCTACAGGTCTGGGAGGCGGGTGTTTTTTTTGTTTTGACCCTACGACGTTGGGTGCCGTGCGTGAGATGCGCGGTTTACCAGTTCCCTCTGGCTTTTCCGATGAAGTAGACGGCGGCCACGAGGATGGCGACGGCGCAGATTGAGGCGGCTATGCCGACGCTCCAGAGGATCACGGCCTCTTTGATCTCCGCTCTGCGGTATTCGGTCTCTTGGCGCTGTTTGCGGACGCGCCGTATGGTTTCTTTGTACTCTTCTAGACCGTCATGGCCGTATGTGTAGCCAATCATTGTCTCAACGTCCTTCTTCATCTGCTGCACCTTCTTCTGTGCAGCGAAGATGTTCATGGCTTCTTCTTCGGCGGAGCCACCGAACTTCCACCATGGTGGGTTTTGGGCTTTTTCTGCGGCGTAGTTGATGTCCGCGTAGGCACCCGCGAACTTCGACATGGCTTGGGTTGCGTCACGCCCTGCGGATATGAGCGACTGGATGTTTGACACGGCACCTGCCGCGATGGAAAGGGCGGTAAACGGGTCGATCATTTTGATATTCTCCGAACGAGCGGGCATGCGCTGAATGGCTTTTGGACGAAGCTATGGTGGGTGCCGTCAGGTGAGGTGTACCTGCATATCTGAACGAAGGTGTTGCGACCTTCGAGCCAGAGATGTGTGAAAGATACAAAGATCAGGACGACTTCCATGGCGGTTCTCCCGCCTGAGTCTCCCGCCTCAGACATGAAAATCTATACACGAATCGAGCCCTTTGCTCAACACGGTGCCAGACATGAGATGCCACAATGTCGTGTGACAAGACTCTTTCCGATTAGGTTAACGGAGGAGGTAGCGCCGTTAACCTTTTAGAGTCCGTAAGAAGTTCTCTTGAACTTTTCTCGCGCACACGCGCGAACGACGTATAGACGTTAAGGAGTCGGAAGACGTTATGTATAGTGTATATAAGTCGGAAGACGTAATAGGTATTATATATATATACTATTACGCGCGCGCGTTAGTAGTTATATACTTAGGGCCGTGAGGTTTGGGTTTCTCCCACCCGTGCCTCATAGGCAGGCAGGCGCACCCCACCCGCGTCTGTCTGCCGCCACAAAGGAGAGCCACATGAGCAGTCTTGCCGCACTGAAGGATAAGATCGGCACCCTCCCACTGGAGGAGCAAGCCAAGCTCCTTGATCTCCTGACGGAGCTTGAGGAGGCTGAGAACAAAACTGCCGCGAAGGATAACTTCATGGCATTCGTTAGGATGATGTGGCCGAGCTTTATCGGCGGCAAGCATCACAAGACAATGGCCGAGGCCTTCGAGCGTGTTGCGCGCGGAGAGTTGAAGCGTCTGATCATCAACATGCCACCTCGACACACCAAGTCAGAGTTTGCATCCTACCTTCTGCCCGCTTGGTTTCTTGGGAAGTTCCCAGAGAAGAAGGTTATTCAGACGGCACACACAGCCGAACTGGCCGTCGGCTTTGGTCGTAAGGTAAGGAACCTGATTCAGTCAGAAGACTTTAACAAGGTTTTCTCTGGCATCACGCTGTCGTCAGACTCAAAGGCCGCTGGCCGTTGGAACACCAACAAGCGTGGCGACTACTTCGCTATCGGTGTCGGTGGTGCCGTCACAGGTAAAGGCGCAGACCTTCTGATCATCGACGACCCGCACTCCGAACAAGAGGCACAGCAGGGACAGTTCAACCCTGAAGTCTATGACCGGGTCTATGAATGGTACACCTCCGGCCCACGTCAGCGTCTCCAGCCCGGTGGTGCCATCATCATCGTTATGACTCGATGGGCAAAGCGAGACCTGACAGGTCAGATTCTGAAATCCACGGGAGACCGTAAGGGCATGGATGACTGGGAGGTCATTGAGTTCCCGGCAATCATGCCATCAGGAAATCCGCTCTGGCCCGAGTTCTGGTCGTTGGAAGAACTGGAGGCACTGAAGGCAGAACTTTCTATCTCGAAGTGGTCTGCCCAATACCAACAAGACCCAACCTCTGAAGAGGGGGCACTCATCAAGAGGGACTGGTGGCGCGAGTGGCCGGAAGACGAACCCCCCTCTTGCGAAGCTATCATTCAGTCTTGGGACACGGCATTCTTGAAAACGCAGCGAAGCGACTACAGCGCCTGCACGACGTGGGGTGTGTTCTATCACCCGGACAAGAATGGCAAGTCTATGCCAAACATTATCCTGCTTGATGCCTACAAGGAGAAGCTTGAGTTCCCAGACCTGAAGCGCGCAGCCTACGATAAGTTCAAAGAGTTTGACCCCGATCAGATGATTGTTGAAAAGAAAGCATCTGGTGCTCCGTTGATCTTTGAGCTTAGGGCCATGGGCATTCCAGTGACAGAGTTCACGCCCTCACGGGGGCAAGACAAGATCGCGAGGGTGAACGCCGTTACAGACCTGTTCGCCAGCGGAGCGATATGGTATCCTCCCACGCGATGGGCAGAAGAGGTCATCGAGGAATGCGCCGCGTTTCCTTCTGGGGAGCACGATGACTTTGTGGACTCGACCACTCAAGCTCTGTTAAGGTTCAGGCAAGGTGGCTGGGTGAGAGCCGAATCTGATGACTGGGATGACGAGCCGAAATATCGCAGGCCAGTCGAGTACTACTAGGAGCTTGTGAATGGCTATTGAAAAGCGCATGGAGCCGTCGGACTTCGACATCGAAGGCACTGATGCCGAGGAAATCGAAGTAGAAATCGTCAACCCAGAAGCTGTGTCCATCGACACGGAAGATGGTGGGGTGATCATTGACTTCGAGGGTGGTGCTTCTGAAGAGCTTCTTGAGACAGACCATGACTCGAACCTTGCTGAGTTCATTGATGAGTCTGACCTGCAAGCCATGGCCGCCGAGCTTATTGATGATTTCAATTCAGACCGGGAATCCCGCAAGGAGTGGGCACGAGCCTACGTTAAGGGCCTAGACCTTCTTGGCATGAAGATCGAAGAGCGCAGCCAGCCGTGGCAGGGTGCCTCTGGTGTGTTCCACCCCGTCCTGACCGAAGCCGTTGTTCGCTTCCAAGCGCAAGCCATGAGTGAGCTTTATCCGGCCTCTGGCCCTGTTCGCACCAAGATCATGGGCAAGCTGACGCCTGAGAAAATGGATCAGGCTGACCGGGTAAAGACGGAGATGAACTACATCATCACCGAGGAAATGACCGAGTATCGCGATGAGATGGAGCAGATGCTGTTCAAGCTTCCGCTTGCTGGCTCTTCGTTCAAGAAGGTCTACTACGACCCCATCCTTGAACGCCCGTGTGCCATGTTCATCCCTGCAGAAGACTTTGTTGTTTCCTACGGTGCCTCAGACCTCATGACGTGCCCGCGTTACACGCATGTTATGAAGAAAACCAAGAACGAAATCTTGGAGATGCAAGTCGCTGGTATGTATCGAGAGGTAGAGCTTCCCGATCCAGCGCCCGATTTCTCCGACATCCAAGACAAGTACGATGAGCTTGATGGGGAAAGCGCCGTCCTTGAGGACGATGATCGCTACACTCTCCTCGAGATGCATGTCAGCATGAACATGCCGGAAGACTTTGACGACCCGGATGGAATTGCCCGCCCCTATGTGGTGACCATCGACAAGTCATCGAAGGAGGTTCTTGCCATCCGCAGGAACTGGTATGCCGACGACCAGAAGAAAAAAAAGCGGATGCACTTCGTCCACTACAAATATCTTCCGGGTCTAGGGTTCTATGGCACAGGTCTTATCCACCTCATGGGTGGTCTGGCCAAATCAGCGACATCGATCCTTCGGCAGCTCATTGATGCTGGCACTTTGTCAAACCTTCCGGCTGGTCTCAAAGCCCGTGGCCTGCGCATTAAGGGCGATGACACGCCCCTGATGCCGGGCGAGTTCAGGGATGTGGACGTGCCGGGCGGAGCGATCCGCGACTCGATCACGTTCATTCCTTACAAGGAACCGTCAGCAGTTCTCTACTCGCTACTCGGAAATATCGTTGAGGAAAGCCGCCGCGTGGGCTCAGTCGCAGATATTCAAGTTGGCGACATCAGCGCGCAGGCACCCGTTGGTACAACGCTGGCACTGATGGAACGCTCCATGAAGGTCATGAGCGGCGTACAAGCCCGCCTACATGCTGCCATGAAGAATGAACTCCGCATTCTTGCGAGGATCATTCACGACTACATGCCCGCCGAGTATGCCTACGAAATGGATGGCGACTTCAATCGCATCGAGGACTTTGACAAGCGCATTGATGTTATCCCGGTCTCTGACCCGAACGCTGCCACCATGGCGCAGCGGATCATGCAGTATCAAGCTGCCCTACAGCTTTCACAGCAGGCACCACAACTCTACGACATGGGAAAGCTTCATCGTCAAATGCTGGAGGTTCTCGGCATTCAGGACGCAAGCGACATCATCAAACTTCCGGAAGACATCAAGCCTGCAGACCCAGTCACAGAAAACATGATGCTGCTGAAGCAAGAGCCAGTGAAGGCATTCAAGTACCAAGATCACGAAGCTCACATCGCTGTCCACATGGCGGCAATGCAAGACCCGAAGATGCGCGAACTGGTTGGCCAGTCTCCGTTTGCTCAGGCAATTGGGCAGGCTATGGCGGCGCACGTCACCGAGCACGTTGCCTTCCAGTATCGTCGCAACATCGAGAAGATGCTTGGCGTCGAACTGCCAAACGAAGATCAGGCACTTCCCGAGGATGTCGAGATCGAAATCTCTCGCCTTGCCAAAGACGCAGCCGAAAAGCTTCTTCAAAAGGATCAGGCCGAAGCTCAGGCAGCGCAGGCACAGCAGCAAATGCAAGACCCTGTTGTGCAGATGCAGCAACAAGAGCTTCAACTCAAGCAGCAGGAACTGCAGCACAAGATCAAAATGGACGAAGCAAAGCTGCAGCTTGATGCGCTAAACAAGCAAACCAACGCACAGCTTCAGGCTCAGCGGATCAGTTCCGAAAACCAAAGGGCTGGCGCGCAGATTGGTGCCCGCCTCGCTGCGGAACTTGACAGAGGACAGCGTGAAGACAAACAGGCTGGAGCAAAACTTGGAATCGAAATAGCAAAGGAGCTTGCTAAGGGAGATGGATGATACTGTGGTCGCGCTGATAAAGCGCACGATACAAGAGTCCAAGCAAAGTCTGGAACAATATCTCGCGGGTGGTGGCGCGGATAGCTTCGAACAATACAATCGCGCCGTTGGCCGATATGAAGCCCTGCGCCTCATAGAAGGAGAAATAGCGGACATAGAGAAAAGATACATTGAAAGTTAGAACTTTTAAGGTATCTTGCGAACCGGGAGAGCTTCGCGGGTAGTCCGCGCAGGGTGACTGTGAGCCTTAAATCACTGCAGGAACGAGAATGTACACGGGTGAGACAACGACAGACGAGCGCGTAGCGTCTAAACTACCGCAGCCTCAAGGATACAAAGTCCTTATTGGCGTCCCAGAAATCAGCGAAAAAACCGAAGGTGGTGTCTTCATGCCGGATGGCTTGAAGTCTGCTGAAGAGACAGCGTCAATTATTGGCTTTGTCATGAAGGTTGGGCCTGATGCCTACAAAGACGAAAACAAGTTCCCGAACGGCGCTTACTGCAAAGAAGGCGACTTCGTGATCTTCCGTTCGTACTCTGGCACGAGATTCAAGATTCATGGGAAAGAGTTTCGACTCATCAACGACGACACCGTGGAAGCGGTTGTTGACGATCCAAGGGGGTATAGCCGAGCATGAACCGCGCACTTGAACAGGACGATTTTGAATTTGAGGAAGAGACCTCCTCAAAAGTTCAATCGAACAAATCCGAAGACGAAGACTTTGAGATCGAGGTAATCGATGACACGCCCGAGCCGGATCGCGGCAAGGCGCGTCGTGCGGATGATACCGAGGCTCAGGTTCCAGAAGACGATGAGATTCAGTCTTACAGCGAGGGTGTGCAGAAGCGCATCAAGCAGTTGAAGTTTGAATACCATGAAGAGCGCCGCCGCAAAGAAGAGGCCGCACGTCTTCAAGAAGAGGCACTGCGCTACGCCCAGCAGGTTAAAGCTGAGAACGACAAGCTTCGCAAAACGCTTGAAGAGGGCGAAGGCGTTCTTGTCAATCAAGCTAAGGGCCGCGTTGCTGCCGAGCTGGACAAGGCAAAGGCCGCCTACAAGGCAGCCTATGAGGCTGGCGACTCAGATGCTCTGATTGAGGCACAGGAGCGTTTGACCACGCTTCAGGCTGAGAAGATGCGGTATGACAGCTATCGTCCGCAACCGCGTCAGGCTCAAACTCCCGCACCGGAATATACAAAGCCGCAGCCACAGCCGCCTCGTCCAGACGAGAAGGCTTTGTCTTGGGCGCAGAAGAACACTTGGTTCGAGCGCGACTCAGAGATGACTGGCTACGCTTATGGGCTGCACGAGAAGCTCGTAAGAAGTGGAGTTGATCCGCGAAGCGATGAGTATTACAATCAAATTGACCGTGCGGTTCGCCGCATGTTCCCGGATAGGTTTGACATTGGGAAAATTGAGGAAGCAGCACCCCATCGTCAGGCTGGTAACGTGGTCGCCCCCGCCGCTAGAAGCGGAAAGAAACCACGCAAAGTGCAACTGACCTCGACGCAGGTCGCTCTCGCCAAGCGGCTTGGTCTGTCAAATGAACAATATGCGGCGCAATTGCTGAAGGAAATGAACAAATGACGGATCGCACCCCACGCAATGTTGAAACGCGCGAAGCGGAAAAACGTAAGGTGACATGGGAAAGACCTTCGATGCTGCCTACCCCCGAACCTCGCGATGGGATTTCCTACCGCTGGATTCGCACATCCACTTTGGGTAACGCAGACAACACGAATGTCTCTTCCAGATTTCGTGAGGGCTGGACACCTGTCCGTGCAGCTGATCATCCAAACCTTCAAATTGTGTCCGACATCGACTCTCGATTTAAGGACAACATTGAGGTCGGTGGGTTGCTGCTTTGTCAGAACGCTACCGAAAAAGTTGAGGCTCGGATTGAAGCCCAGCGCACAATGGCCGCAAACCAAATGAGTGCTGTGGACAACAACTACCTCAAGAACTCAGACCCTCGCATGCCCGTCCTGAAACCAGAACGTGCTACGCGAACTTCGTTTGGTAAGTGAACCTAAACAGTCGCTTGCCTTTGTTGAAATCTAGGAGGATGAGATATGGCTACTACTGCCGCTCCTTATGGCCTTCGTCCGGTGAAACGCGCCGACGGTATGCCTTACGCTGGGGCTACGTCCCAGTACCTCATCGATCCGGCTGGTGAAGCGACGAACCTGTTCTATGGTCAAGTCGTTATCATTGGCGCGGATGGATACATTGCTCTTGCTACCGGGACGGGTTCCGACCTGACCACGAACAGCATCAGCGGCACAACTGGTGTCGGCGCTATCGGCGTCTTCGTTGGTTGTGAGTATGTGAACTCTTCGGGGCAACTCGTTCAGGCACAATACTACCCTTCTGGTACTGCCAACGGTGGCACGATTAAAGCCTATGTCGTCGATGACCCCAATGTCTTGTTCCAAGCTCAGCTTGACGGGTCGGGTGCTCAGACGGTCATTGGCACCAACACGTTCTTTGCTGCGGCTCAGTCTACCTCGACAGGCTCGACCTCGACGGGTAACTCGACCTCGGCACTGGATGCCACCGTCCAAACCGCAGCGGCTGCATTCCGCATCGTTGCTCATGTGTCACCTGCGAGTGATGCGTTTCCGGATGTACTTGTAAAGTTCAATCCGGGCGCTCATCAGATGACTAACAACGTCGGCCTGTAAGGAGTTGTGACATGGCTATTTCACGCGCCCAACTTCTGAAAGAACTCCTGCCGGGCCTTAACGCCCTGTTCGGCTTTGAGTACGGTAAGTACGAAAACGAGCATGCAGAAATCTACGAGACCGAAACCTCTGAGCGTAGCTTCGAAGAAGAAGTCAAGCTGTCTGGTTTTGGCGCAGCTCCGGTGAAAGCTGAAGGTGCATCTCTCTCGTATGACAACGCACAGGAATCTTTCACTGCCCGTTACAACCACGAAACCGTGGCAATGGGCTTCTCCATCACTGAAGAAGCGATGGAAGATAACCTGTATGACTCGCTGTCTGCGCGTTATACGAAGGCTCTGGCTCGCGCCATGGCTTACACCAAGCAGGTTAAGGCAGCATCGCTGCTGAACACCGGGTTCGATGTCTTCACCTCTGGTGATGGCGCGTTCCTGTTCAGCACTACGCACCCGACTGTGGCTGGCACTAACAATGCCAACCGTCCGTCGGTCGCGGCTGACCTTAACGAAACCTCGCTCGAGCAGGCTGTGATTGATATCGCAGCATACACTGACGAGCGTGGCCTGCTGATCGCTGCACGTCCGCGCAAGCTGATCGTGCCGCCGTCCCTGATGTTCGTTGCGACCCGTCTGCTGCAGACTGAGCTGCGTGTCGGCACCGCCGATAACGACATCAACGCTCTCAAGTCGAACGGCTCGATCCCGGAAGGCTACCGTGTCAACCATTATCTTATCGATAATGACGCATGGTTCCTGACCACGGACGTTCCGAACGGCATGAAGCACTTCGTGCGTACTGCAATGCAGACCGCTATGGATGGCGACTTCGACACCGGGAACGTTCGCTACAAGGCCCGCGAGCGTTACTCGTTTGGCGTTTCCGACCCGCTGGGTATCTACGGTTCGCCGGGCGCTGCATAAGTTCAATTGAACTTATAAAGAGGGGGCGGCTTCGGTCGCCCCTTTCTTTTTTATTGTGCGCCGTGTACACTTCGCGCAGGGTAACATCAGCCACGCAGACAGGACGCCCGACCTGACGATGCACAGACTGCGCGGCGAATCCTTGTGCAAAGGGGTAATTCCATGGCTAACACAACTTTCAGCGGCCCCGTCCGCTCGCAGAATGGCTTCCAGACCATCTCCGTAAACGCAACCTCCGGAACTGAAACTCTTACAGGGTCTTTTGGTTTCGCCATGGGCACCCCTGCCGCCACTGGCGCAGGCATTGAGGGCACCGCCGCCGTTTACGAGACTTCGGTTGCTCGTAACAACGGCATCGTTACCACCTCGATCATGATCGACCTTACTGGCCTGCACTCGGGCGGCACCGCTGGCGACATCATCGGCAAGAACGGTTCTGGCGTTGCCTACATTGGTCGCGTCACCGCAGCAAACAGCGGCACCGTGTTTGGTGTCCGTATGACTTGCTATGAGCTTCCGGCTGGCGGCGACACCGACATCGACCTGTACTCGGCGACCGAGGGAACTGGCGTTGAAGACACCGCAATCACCGCTCTGGCTGAAACCCAGATCATCAACTCTGGCACTCTGGCTCTCGGATCGGTTGTCTACGGCACCGATATCGCTGCCAATCAGTATCTCTATCTGGTTGGTCAGGGCACCTCGAACGCGGCCTACACCGCTGGTCGCTTGCTGATCGAAATCTTTGGCTACGACGCCTAATAGGAGTCTTTCATGGACGACGTATACGTTCGATCTGGCCATCTGCACAGCAGTGGGTTTATTTACAAAGAGCGAGCCGCAGTAAAGGCTATCGATGTTGTGGGTAGCTCAAGTGCTGGTATATTGGAGCTATGGGACACAAACCTAGCTCCTGTAGCCGGAACCTATGGGCGCTCTGGAACAACCGTTACTGTCACAAAAAATGCGCATGGCCTGTCTACTGGCGATTTTGTTGGCATTTCGTTTCAGCCAGATGCTGGGGTTATTGCCACTCCGGGGAACTACAAGATCACTGTCACGAATGCGAATACTTTTACCTTGACAGACATCAACTCCGGAACAATCTCCAACAACCCGGTGTGCCGTTATGTTTCGTCTGTAGTAGATGGAAACAGTGCTAGATGGATGGCTACCTACCATACCTCGGCTAGCGACATATTCTTTAACGGGTTTTCAATTCCCGGAAATGGATTGTTGGCTCGAATCGGGTTGTACGTTTTCGCAAGCAACCTCGACTCGATCAACATCTACTACGGATGATCCCATGGCAAAGACGCCCGCGTGGACACGCAAGGAAGGCAAAGACCCAAAGGGTGGCCTGAATGCAAAAGGGCGGGCGTCAGCCAAGGCTCAGGGTATGAACCTCAAGCCTCCGGCACCGAGTCCCAAGACCAAAGAAGACAAGGGTCGTAGGGCTTCCTTTTGTGCCCGGATGACAGGCATGAAGAAGAAACTCACGAGTGAGAAGACCAAGCGCGACCCCAACAGTCGCATTAACAAGAGCCTTCGGGCTTGGAACTGCTGAGGTGATGCATGCCGCTTACCGCTAAAGGCAAGAAGATCAAGGCCGCTATGGCCAAGCAGTACGGGAAGGAGCGCGGTGAGCGCGTCTTCTACGCCGCTGAGAACAAGGGTTCTATCAAGGGTGTAGCCAAGAAGGGGAAGAAGAAATGATCAGTCGCGCAAACATGGGTAAGCAGATCGCAACTGCGCCATCCAGCAAGAAGCCAAAGATGATGGCCAAGGGTGGCAAGGCTTTCAAGACCTGCGCCTCTTGCCCGTCGCCTGCAAAGTGCAAGGCAGCAGGTCGTTGCCTGAAGGCAAAGTAATGAAAAAGACTAAGTCACGCGTCAACGAAGCTGGGAACTACACAAAGCCTTCCATGAGGAAGGCTCTGTTCGAAAGCATCAAGTCGGGTGGCAAGGGTGGTAAGCCGGGTCAGTGGAGTGCTAGGAAAGCACAGATGCTGGCGCAGCAGTACAAAGCCAAGGGCGGGGGGTACAGAGATTGAAAGCTTCCCAGAAAAGTCTAAAGAACTGGACGGAGCAGAAGTGGCGAACCAAATCTGGTAAGCCGTCCACTCAGGGGCCCAAGGCAACGGGAGAGCGTTATTTGCCTGAATCGGCAATAAAGGCTCTTTCGCCTGCTGAGTATGCCGCAAGCACCAAGGCCAAGCGTGAAGGCACACGCAAGGGCAAGCAGTTTGTAGCGCAGCCCAAGAATATTGCCAAGAAAACCGCCGCTCACAGAAAGGCCAAATGATGGCTGTAGTCACACCAGACCTGCCAGAACTCTTTGAGGAAGCCTACGAGCGGGCGGGCCTTGAGATGCGTTCGGGCTACGATCTTAAAACGGCGCGGCGTAGTCTTAACCTGATGACGCTGGAGTGGCAGAACCGTGGACTCAATCTGTTCACGATTGATTCCGGCACACTTGCAATCACTGCAGGCACCGCAACTTATACAATGCCATCTGATACCATTGACCTCCTAGAGCATCAGGTTCGTACAGGAACTGGTACAAATCAAACCGACACGGCGCTTGAGCGCATCAGTGTCTCGACATATGCCCAGCAGACCAACAAGAACACGCAGGGGCGTCCAACTCAGATTTATGTGCAGAGGTTGCCAACCGAAACGAAGATCACACTGTGGCCAGTCCCAGATGCTACGACGCCTTACACTCTGGCATACTATCGCCTGAAGGGAATTGATGGCCTGTCGTCGGGTATTGGATCATCTACCAGCTCTGTGCCGCCTCGGTTCGTTCCTGCTCTTGTGTCTGGTCTTGCCTATTACATCGCCATGAAGAAGCCAGAAGCCGCGAACCGCGTTGCTTCCCTGAAGCAGGAATACGAGTTCCAGTTTAATCTGGCATCCGGCGAGGATGAAGAGCGTGCATCCGTAAGGTTTGTTCCGTTCAGCTCTTACATGATGGGTGGCTAATGTCATACGCCAAGGGAAAGTATGCATTTGGTTTCTGCGACAAGACCGGGTTTCGCTACCCGCTCAGTGATCTTGTCTGGGAATACAACAATGGGGTCAAGACGGGCTTCCGTGTAGGTCGGGATGTTGCTGATCCCGATCAGCCGCAAAACTTTCTTGGCCGCGTGAAAATCAATGACCCGCAATCTTTGATGAACCCAAGGCCCGACACATCTCAGGATGCCAGCAGGCAGCTATGGGGTTGGAATCCGGTTGGGAATCCAGCACAGTATATGGTAGGGTCTGTTGGAACCGTGACTGTGGTCACAACGTAAGGAGATCGACATGCAAAAGTCACCTCGTCCGAAGGCAAATCCATTCAATAAGCCAAAGCGTCCGCGCACCAGAACTGACAAAGAGATCGATGATATGGCAGATCACTCGATCAAGCAGGGCGTGAAGTACCAAAAGGCTGGCGGAAAGCTTGAGATGGTCAAGAATGGTGGCAAGAGTGTGCCAGCCTTTGCTGCCGATGGAGTTGGAAAAATGCGTGATGGCGGCGGCATGTGCCGTGGCATGGGGTCTGCCACTAAGGGTGGCAAATACCGTATGGGGTAAGTTCAAATGAACTATTCTGAGCTAGTACAAGCGATTGAGGACTACACGGAAAACACGGAGACAACCTTCGTGTCCAATATCCCAACGTTTGTACGTCAGGCTGAGGAACGAATCTACCGCACGGTAATGATCCCAGAGCTTCGCAAGAACGTCACTGCAAACATGACGGCATCTAACCGTTTCTTGGCGCGACCCTCTGACTTTCTATCTCCGTTCTCTCTTGCTGTGATTGATGGAGATGGGAACTACACGTTCCTATTGGACAAGGATGTGAACTTCATTCGAGAAGCTTACCCATCCAATTCAACAACTGGGCTGCCAAAGTACTACGCAGAGTTTGATGGCGATGTGCAGTCCACAAACTCTCCGGGCCACTTCATGCTTGGGCCGACCCCGAATGCCAGCTATAGCGTTGAGCTGCACTACTACTTCGACCCGCCGTCGATTGTAGATTCCGGCACATCTTGGCTTGGCACCAATGCAGAAGAGGTCTTGCTGTATGGAAGTTTGATTAATGCTTACATCTTCATGAAGGGTGAGCAGGATGTCATGGCCGCATATCAGCAATCATACGACAACGCACTTCGCCGCCTTGTGAACCTTGGCGATGGACGGTTGAAACGCGACAGCTATCGAGATGGCGAGCCAAGGATCAACATGTAATGTTTGAGGTCAAGCTAAGCATTCCACGCGATGAGCCTGTTGTCTTGGTGAAGACAACCCACAACCGTGGCTTCACGCCAGAGGAATTGGCGGAGCAGTGCGTGAACCGAATTGTGTCTGTCTCTGATAGCGCGCATCCGGGGATTCGAGATCAGGCTCGCGCGTTTCAAGGCAACATTGAAACGCTTGTGGCGAGCTACATGCGGCAGGCTATTCGCAGTGACCGTACAACTGTGTATAATGCGCTAACAGATGCGGGCCATCCGGAACTGGCCGAACTCATAAGGAGACTCTGACATGGCCTTCACTGGCAACTTTATGTGCACGTCCTTTAAACAGGAAGCCCTGCAGGGCGTACACAACTTCACCAACGGCACGGGCAACACCTTTAAGCTGGCGCTCTACACCAACAGTGCCTCGTTCACGGCAGCGACAACGGCATATACCTCAAGCAACGAGGTAGGTGCTTCTGGGTCGTATTCGGCTGGTGGTGGCGCTTTGACCAATGTCACGCCAACAACCAGTGGCACGACAGCCTTTGCTGACTTTAACGACCTGACATTCACCTCGGCCACAATCACGGCTCGCGGCGCGTTGATCTATAACGACTCTGCTGCTGGTGATCCGGCTGTTGTTGTATTGGACTTTGGGTCAGACAAAACCTCAACTGCTGGGGACTTCACTGTTGTCTTCCCAACGGCAGACGCCTCGAACGCACTTATCAGGATCGCCTAAGACATGACAGATGTCGTCGTCCCCTTTAGCGGCTGGGGCCGAGCGGGGTTCGGCGAACTCGCTTGGGGTGAAGGCAGTATTGCTGTTGGCTTTGCCACTGGTGAAGTCGGCAGCGTTGCGGTTACCACAACTGAGAATGTGTCTGTCAGTGTTACTGGCGTCTCTGGGTCTGGTGAAGTCGGGACGGCAACCGTTGAGGCTGATGGCTTTGCGGTTGTTACTGGCGTTGCCGCATCTGGTGAAGCTGGAAGCGTCACGGTCTCTGAGGGCTCAGGCGTATCTGTAAACGTCACAGGCGTTGAGGCCGTTGGGGCCGTAGGAACGGCTGGCGTGCAGGAATCTGTCTCGGTCAGCGTTACCGGGGTTGAGGCTACTGGCGGCGTTGGAAGCGTTGCTATTGTTGGCGAGGCAAACGTCAGCGTCACTGGCGTTAGCGGAACTGGGCAGGTCGGTCAGGTTACTACTATCTGTGATGCCAATGTTTTCGTGATTGGCGTTTCGGCTACAGGACTTGTCAAACCTGTGCTAGTGTGGGGCAGGATTGTCCCAGACCCCGGAACTGTTTATACTGAGATTACACCCTCAGTCGGCACCATCTGGACTGAAATCGCGGCGTAAGGAACCAAAATGCCAAGTTCATATACTCAGACAGGCATAGAGCTGATTGCCACTGGTGAACAGTCTGGCACATGGGGCTCGACCACAAACACCAACCTGCAGATCATTGACCGCCTAACCAACGGAATTGGTGCAATTGCACTTTCCGGAACAACGCATACACTGACGACAGCGGATGCAACGTTGTCTGACGGACAGTATGCTGTTCTGGTTTTCGGTGGAAGCCCGAGTGGAACCAACACGGTGACCATCTCGCCCAATGACGGACAGCATTTGTATGTTGTTAAGAACTCCTCGGGACAGAGCGTAGTTCTGACGCAGGGCTCTGGTGGCAATGTCACTGTAGCCAACGGCGACACAAAGATTGTGTACAGTGATGGTGCTGGCGCAGGGGCTGCTGTGGTAGACCTTACCGCTGACCTTGCCATGTCGAGCGTCAACATCACTGGCGGCTCAATTACTGGCATCACCGATTTGGCAATTGCGGATGGCGGTACGGGGGCTTCAACTGCAGGCGCTGCACGCACAAACCTCGGACTGGGAACTGGAGACAGCCCAACGTTCACTGCTGTCACTGCTGGTCAGGTGGACATTACGGCGCAAGGAGACCTTCGCCTTCAGGACACTACGGGCGGACAGTACATTGCGCTTCATGCTCCCGGCACTGTTTCCGTCAGCTACACTCTAACGCTACCTGCAGCAGATGGCACGAGCGGACAGGCTTTGGTGACAGACGGCTCCGGAAATTTGAGCTTTGGTAGTGCGGGCATTTCAACAGGCAAGGCCATCGCCATGGCCATCGTGTTCGGCTAAGGAGATAAGCTATGGCAAACCCGAATATCGTCAACGTCACCTCGATCTACGGCAAGTCAGCCGTGGTCAACCTGACAACCACTTCTGCAACCGCAGTGGTGAGTAATCCAGCGTCGAGCGGCAAGGTCTTCAAGATCAACTCGCTTGTGGTCTCAAACGTGGACGGCACAAACGCTGCCGACATCACGGTCAGCTACTACAGCGAAGACGACATTGGCGGAACGGCGACCCAGATCGTGAGCACCGTGAGCGTGCCTGCGGATGCCTCGCTGGTGGTGATCGACAAGAACACCTCGATCTACCTTGAAGAAGACCGCTCGATTGGAGCAACGGCTGGTGCAGCGAACGACCTCAAGGTGATAATCTCTTATGAGGACATATCATAAAAATGCAGGAGCAGCTTGTGGAAAAAGCTGCCTGCGTTTATTCCGTGACCAATAAGGTTAACGGAAAAATGTACATTGGCGTGACTGTTGAATACGAACGTCGGCAGCGCAGCCATCTTAAACACAACATCAGAACCCGGTCGCTGCTCAAAAAGGCTGTCGCAAAATACGGGGAAGAGAACTTTGTGTTTAAGGTTCTTTGCATCGGAACGAGGGACTACTGCTATCTCGTGGAACCCCGGTTCATAGCTGCGTACAACACCCGCACGCCTGAAGGGTACAACATCTGCTCTGGCGGAAAAGGTTCCAAGGGCTTGCTTGCAGAGTACAACGGGATGTACGGTAGAACCGGCGAGCTCCACCCGCACTTTGGCAAGCCCGGGTACAGGAAAGGTATTCCTCACACAGAGGAAACAAAACAGAAGATGCGGGAGGCGCATCTAGGTAAGGTTTTCTCCGAGGAGACTCGGAGGAAGATTAGCGAAAACGCTAAGAAAAGGCCTGAGCACATGGCCAAGATGTGGGAGGCGGCACGAGTGGCTTGCGAAAAAAGAAAACTCTTGGCCATGAAAACGCCCCTAAAGGACGAGGAGTAGACCATGACTACGTCCCAAGGCGGCTACGTCGACGGCGGCTTTGACCTTCTGAAAGCCCCCGACGCCCCGACCATCACGTCTGTCACGAACGGCATCGGAACCATGTCCGTGGCATTCACTGCGCCCGCCAACCCCGGCGGAAGCGCGGTCACGGGCTATACGGTCACGGCGATCAACGAAAGCACCGGGGCATCCGTCGGCGCGACTGGGTCGGCGTCTCCGATTACTGTAGCCACGGGCGCAGGCACCTTTAGGGTTCGATCTGCCGCAACCAACATCTATGGGCCGGGTCGGGTGTCTGCGTTCAATACTGGGAACGTGGTGTTTTCTGGGGCGAGCTTGTGGAGCTGGGGCGAGAACAGCGTCGGCGCAGTTGGCGATGGAACTGTCATCAACCGCTCAAGCCCCGTTCAAATTGGTGCTTTAACTACTTGGGGCTTTGTTTCTAGTAGTCGCGCTACAAAAACCGCTCTAAGAGCCGATGGAACCCTATGGGCTTGGGGGCAAAATGCTTTCGGCGCCTTGGGCCAAAACAATACTATCAATAGATCAAGTCCCGTTCAGATCGGTGCTTTGACAAACTGGTCGAAGTCGTCGGCCTCTGTGAACCATGTCGTGGCGACTAAGTCTGATGGTACGTTATGGTCTTGGGGAAATAACAGCTCCGGAGAACTTGGAGACGGCACAACTGTCAACAAATCTAGTCCCGTTCAAGTCGGCGCACTCACCAATTGGGCTCAGGTTTCCGCTGTTTCCGGTGTTACAGCCGCTATCACAACTACTTCACAGTTGTGGACATGGGGTTCTGGAAGTTATGGTCGCCTCGGGCAAAACAGCACCGTTAGCCGATCCAGCCCCGTTCAAATCGGCGCACTCACCAATTGGGCTCAGGTTTCTGTGGGCGAATCAACGGGTGCGCAGCATGCAGTAAAAACAGATGGTACACTTTGGGGGTGGGGAAGATATATTGGCGATGGAACTGCGACATTTCGTTCCAGCCCTGTTCAGATCGGCACCCTTGCAGACTGGGCTCAGGTCTCTTGCGGTGCAAGCGGAGAACATACGTCGGCCATCAAAACGGATGGGACTCTTTGGTCTTGGGGTATAAACACTTTTGGACAACTTGGAGACGGCACCACAAGCAATCGACTGAGCCCCGTGCAAATCGGCATTCTGACAAATTGGTCTCAGATTTCAACCTCTGGGCTCGCCGATGTGTTTGCGGTAAAAACGGACGGCACTCTTTGGGCATGGGGACGAGGAACTGATGGTGACCTTGGTGACAACACAAATGCCAACAAGAGCAGTCCCGTTCAGGTCGGTGCCCTTACATCATGGTACTTGGTGAGCAACACCCTCGCCCTCTACGGAGTAACCTAAATGCCGAATTTCTCCGCAAAATGGGGCTTGATGGAGCAACTGCAGGCCGTGGCCGCAGGGACGTGGACGGGGATTCCG